CAAATGGCAATGAACAACCAAATGACTAAAAGGCAAATTGATGTTGCTTGTATTGGATTTGTCACATCGTTGCTTGAATCGGGAGAACTTGAAATGAAAAGCATTTATCCTAAATTTGGGTTTATAATTTATACATATTAAACCTTAAAAAATGACAATAAAGATCGAAATATTACAATACAGTTATTGGGAGCATTTTAAAGCCCTAAAAGATATTTCGTTGATATTGCCAATTGAACACCCAAAAATACCCCAAAATCAACCCTTTATTTTTATAAAACACCCAAATAAACCCCAATTATGCTTATCCACACACTATACACATAAACACCCCACTTATACCCACAAAAAACAACACCAACCAATAACCACAAAGAACACATAACTAACACCCAAAATAGAAAAAATAGAAACATTTAAAAGCAAGACGAGGCGTATATGCGTAACGGGGCGGGGTTTGTGTCGGGTTTTCACTTTCCTTTTTGCGCTTTAGCCTATAAACTAAGGTATCTTTTTTTTATTTTTTTACTTGCCTGTGATCTCGTATAGGTATGCCCGTATGTATTGCCGTTGCTGTGTTGTAGGTAGGGTGCTATGATTTCAATGGCGTTTGGTGGCGGTTATACTTTGCTGTGTGGGGTGTTCTGTGGGGGCGGATCACAGTGGTTTAACTGCTGCTGGTGGTGGGTGAAATAGGGGGAGGGATTGTAGGGGTTTTTATAGGATAATGGTAGAAAAAATCTCTAAATATTTATAGATTAATTCCGTTCATTTGTCGCAAAATGTAGAAAAATTTAGAGAAAATCTATAAAATGTTATAGAAATATCAAAAATTCATTATATATTTGTCGAAAGTTTTATAGAAATGCAAGAAGATATATTCTCAATGTTAGAAATAGTTAGAGTTCCATTTACTCAAATAGAGGGTATTCTAAATATGCCTAAGAACTATTTATCTCGGTTCAAAAACCCAAAAAACAAAATGCCCGAAAAATGGGTTACGGCAATGAACGAATATTTAGAAAAAGAATTTGAAATTGAAGTTTACTGCAAAAAAAATAACTGCACTAAAAAAGACCTTATTGAAATTCATAAAAAATGTAAAGATTATCACTTTGGACTTGCCAAAACAGAGAAAATCGAGGAATTGCCTACCGAAATAAAAGAAGTACCCCAAAATAAGCCCCAAATAGACAAAATCGTGGCGGCTAAGGTAATCGTACCTAAACAGGAAATAACGCCCGAAATCAAACAAGAACCTTCCAAAGATGTAGAAAATCAGTCAGATGTATTTAATTTTGAAGGGGTGGCTTTTTTTAACATTGAAAACTACACTAAATTCCCACTTTCACAGAAACCAAAAACACAAGTAGAATACGATGCTTGGAAATCTGCAAAAAAGAAAGATGATGAGCGTATTAAAAAACTATACAATGAATACAAATCTAAAAAAATAAATAACAATGGCAAATCATAATTGGAAAATCGGACAGGACATAGTGTGTATAAAAACGCATTCAAACGGTGTGGTAAAGGAAGGCGAAATTTATACTATTAAAGCACTAAAAGAAGGTTTTTGTAGATGCGGACTGATAGTAATACACATTGGAAAGTTTAGTAAGGGTATGTATGATATATGCCCTGACTGCAAAGCTACTGCACGCGCTACCGATGATATACTATGGCTTTGGGATGGTCTTTTCGCACCTCTTGACACCTTAACCGACATCTCAGAAATTGAAGCGATTTTATCACAACCCATTGAAACACTTTATCAAATCTAAAAAATAAATAATAAAACCTATGAAATTAGAAAACGAATTAAGAATTGGTAATCTGCTATACAATGTAGGTGGTATGATAGTAGAAACAACACCACAAACTATATCAGATGTTGCAAATAAATTGGTTGTAAAAAGTCCAATACTAATTACCGAAGAAATACTGTTGAAGTGTGGGTTTGATAAAGAGGCAGATATGTTTCATGTTCAGATTTGCGAAAAGACTGAAATTGTAAATAAAAAAGAGTTAAGACTTGACGCAGATACCGATGAGTGGTTTGCTGATATTGTAGAGTATAACGATCAGTTGCAGTCTGAACAGTACTCAATAACCATAGCAAAATGTAAATATCTGCACCATTTACAAAATATATATTTAGATTTAAAAGGCGAAGAACTAAACGTAAAACTATAACTAACAAACAATTTAAAATAGAAAAATGAAAAACACTTTGGAAAACAGAGATTTATTCGCAGGCATTTACCCTATGACTGCCGAAACAGTCAGCAGTAAAAGCAACATTATTAAGTTGAAAGATTTAAGTAATCTTACATATGAAGATGGGGTAGAAATAGCTAAAATATGCAATCATCCGCACGGCATTGTTTGGAATATAAAGGAGCAGGGGTATTTCGCTATTTATAACCGAGACAACGACTACGCAGACAAAAAAGAGACATTACGGATTTATTACCGTAATAGCTTTGAAATATTTAGTCTTGATGAATATGGCAGGGTATTTTATTACGACCTTGAAAGACTGTTAAGTATTACCGACTACCTCCGTTCAAAAAGCTATCTGATCCCATTCCATGACCTGACAATTGAGCAAATTTTAGAATACGGATGGGCAGTAATTAAATAACCAACAACAAACCCCATAAAATGACCAGCAAACAAACAGAAACTATGAATACAATAACAGACCAACTTGTAACATTTGAAACAGCTAAACTTTTGAAAGAAAAAGGATTTGACGCGAATACCGACTAAATGATGATGGGGAGGCAATAGGATTCCCCGATATGACTAAACCCAAAGTGACCAACAATACAATTCATATTTTAAAAATTATACTATGAAAGTAGGACAAGTAGAAAGTGCTGAAAGGAAAGCACTCAACGAATTTGACAAATGGAATGAAGTTGCAGGCTTTGTTCAAGAACATACCGGATATTACTATGAAATACAGTCAGTCATAAAAGATGCTGTGCATATAGGAATACAAATGGCACTTTTAGGAAAAGTAGAATATGATGAAGATGGGTGTGTAATACATCAACCAAATAAAATAATACAATAATGAATATACGGATCAGCAAAAAGATACCATTTGAAATTATAGGGAAAGGTATGCTATGGGAATTGCATAAAAACTGTACAAAGCGAACTGATAGTAAAAATAATCCACCTACTCGGTGTTTAATAAGACTGTACCTTAACTAATTTATACATACCCCTACTAAACTAAAAAAACCACTCAGTAATGTGTGGTTCTTTTTTTGGACATTAAGTAATGGTTATTATGTTTTACGATGTTCAAAGCAATGCTGTGTATCTATTTGATATACGGCAGGTATAAAGGATACGGGTTTCTCAAACTTAGTGCAATGGCCATAATTTATAGGTGTTGCAATGCCCTTTTGTGGTGGTTTTGACAAGTCCCTTTTCATGTGCTTACAATCATTGCAATTACTGTCTATAATTTGTAATTGGTATCTGCTTTCTTTATCCATTTTGTTTCTTTGCTTTTTTGTATTGTACTATCTTTTCCTCCATTTCAAGTTTGGCAGTCATTGGATATTTTGAAATTGTAATTAACGGGTTAACCATATCAGGGCTTTGATATATCACATAATACATTCCATAGTCTGTTCTTCCTGTTTTGGTGTAGCGTTTTGTCATTTGACCTTGTTTGTGAATTTAGAAAACATAGAGACACTCCCCATACTGCCAAAAGAAATTTCCGACTTCCCTTCTTCTCTCATTACTCTTGCGAGGTCAGCTTTAAGTTGGGTCTCTTGTTCTATAATCTTTTTTCTTTTAAGTTCTAATTTCTTTAAATTCTGTGCCTTTTTAAGTAGTTCATCATTACCCCGCATAGGGATACTTTCTTTTTTATCTTTTGACTTTTGAGTAACGTATTCGAGGTATGCTTCCGAATTGTCAATTTTTGGTTCGCATTTTAGCATTAGCATTTCGAGTTCAGCAACTAATTTCATATTGTAGTTGGAACGGGCGTTGTATATTTGGGTTTGATACTCCCTTGCTTTTAATACACCTGACCAAAATTCATTTGCTGCATTGCAAATGGCAGTTTTCATGGATAGTGCTTCTTTGTAAGTTAAATATACCACTTCAAATCGGGTATTATCTATGAGTGTTGCTAAATACCCTCCCTTGTAACCCGAACATAGAATTTGGGTAGCCAATTGAACCAAATGCGATACATTTATACCGTCCTTGTATTGAGCATAAGCCATTTGGGTAGTATTCTTCAATTCCACCGCTACATACTCACCGTCTGAATCTAAAAACCGCCTATCAAGAGAAGCAAAGATGCTTGGCATTTCTGTATTCGTACAGTAACTTCCTAATTCCTCTAATTTCCTTACTTTTTTACATTCGTTTAGGTTTTTTAGGAAAGTATCATTATTCTTTTCCCAATATTCAAATAAGTCTGAAATGATACCTTCGCTAATGTTACCTATGTGCATCCTTACGGTGCGCTCTTGTGGCTTTACTATCCCTAACTTTTCATAGAACAATTGAATAGCACTTTTGTAAGGGGACAATCCCATTATTACCCCTATTTCCGATGCGCCCGCACCATGCGTAATCCTAAAGTTAAACCAATCAGGAGAATGTAACTGTATTTTATGAAATGCTATTGCCATTATTACATTGAGTAGTTAAATTTTAAATATTTATTTGGTTTGATTTCTACATATACAATTCCATCCCAACTATCACCCTCCGTACCTACACTCCATTGACTAACCCATATCCCTTTAATTTGTCTGCCGTATTTTTCTGCTTGAAATTCACCAACAGGTTTAGAAACTATTTCTGCAAGTCCTGATATTCCTTCGCTTTCCTCTATAATTTGTAACAGATACTTGTAAAATGTATTCCCTTTAACTTTTTTAATAGCTTTTAAAAGTCGCTTATTTTTACGGTCTAATTCGTTAAGGTAATCGTGATATTCATTCATTCCTTTCTGCATAGCAATTTCATAAAATTGGAGCAGGAAACCCAACTATCCCGAAGGGTGGTTGGGAGGAATGCGACCTACTAACGCTTTTTAAAGTTAAAAAATATTTTCTTATATCAGAAAATTGTACTACATTTGTGTTATGAAATTGACGTTGAAAATCAAACTTCTTCCGACTGCTGAACAAGCGGCTTTGCTTCTTGAAACTATCAAGGAAACAAATACCGTTTGTAATGCTATTTCGGAGGTTGCTTGGTCTAAAAAGGTGTTTAACAATTTCAAGCTCCATCACGAAACCTACCATATTTACAAGTCCACATTTAGACTTTCTTCTCAAATGCTTATTCGCTCGGTTGCAAAAGTTGCCGATGCCTACAAGCTGGACAAGAAAACTAAACGAACATTCAGACCACTTGGAAGCATTGCTTATGATGCCCGTATTATGACTTATAAGCCTGATAATATAGTTTCCTTGTGGTGTATTGGTGGTAGGCAAAAGATTAACTTTGTTTGCCATAATACTGCTTATTTGCCTTACATTAAAGGTGAAGCGGACTTGGTTTACAAAAAAGGTAAATTCTACCTCTTTCAAACTGTTGATGTTCCCGAACAAGATGTTGAAGACATCGAGGAATTTATCGGTGTGGATTTTGGCTTGACGACTTTGGTATCTACTTCTGATGGAATTGAACACTCTGCTGATTGGATTAACCAATACAGAGAAAAAAGACAAAAGGTTCGTAGTTCTATTCAAAGCAAAGGCACGAGAAGTTCCAAAAGACTTCTGAAACGGCTTAGTGGCAAAGAAAGAACAACGGCTACCATCTTGAATCACACTATTAGTAAATCCCTTGTAAAATCTGCTAAAGAACAAGGTAAAGGAATTGCAATCGAAGACCTTACTAATATCCGCTTTACTTCTAAACGTAGAAACAAAAAGTTTAGAACAAAACTCGGACGTTGGAATTTTGGTCAATTGCGTTCTTTTCTTGAATACAAGTCTTTGCTTAATGGTGTTCAGTTGGTTGTCGTAGAACCTGCGTACACAAGTAAAACCTGTTCTTGCTGTAAGCACATTGGTAAACGCACTAACAAGGTTTTTAAATGTACAAATCAAAATTGTGAAGTTGATGTTTTGGACGCTGATTATAACGCTTCTCTTAATATCGCTTCGCTTGGGCGTGCTTATGTAAACCACGCTGAAAAGTCGGATATGTTTTGCTCTTTGCATTCGTATTCAGATTTAAAGCCCATCCCATCGCTTTTTAGCGTGGGTGGGTAGTTTACTATCAATATACCTATCGGCCATTACTGCGACAGGCGTATTTTCATTTTCAGATTTGCTATACTCCATTTGATTGTAGAACATTACCAAATGCGATTTTACGATTTGTCTATTATCCTCAGTAAAATCTAACATTCCCTATTGATTTATAAGGTTAATAATAGCATTCATTTTACCTACAAGAGTAGTATCTGTAATTATCGGTTTAGGTACGTTCTGTAAGGCAGATAGGTATTCTACGAATTTCTCGGTATCGTTTTGAAGGGCAATCCTTTGTTGTTCTGCTTTTAATTCATCAGCCATTATTTTTACTTGGCGTTCCGCTTCTGCTTTTTCTATTTGCTCTTTTTCTTCTTCGGTGTATTTATTTATTGCATTTACAGTATCTTCATAAAGACTAGTTGGTTCGTCAATAAAAACATCTTTTTGGATCATAACTTGACCTATTGAGTTTGACCATTCAAGTTCTTTCTTTACATAACTGTACTTCATGCCTAAATCTTCATAACGAGACATTCTTTGTCCAATTAATATTTCCCGCTCACGCTCTTGCTGTTTACGGGCTTCTTCTTTACGTTCTTGTTCTTGTTTTTCTTCCAAATCTTTTTGTGCCTGTGCTTTCCTTTCCAACTCAGCTTCTGCATCAGCGATAGCTTTTAATTTAGCATTGAGGGCATCTTCTTGTTCCTGCAATGCTTTCTGTTTTGCTTCGTTTGCTAATCTTAAATCTTCTTGTGCTTGACGTTCTTTTTCTGCTTCTTCATCCTTACGCTTTTGTTCTGCAATATTGGCTTCGTTTTGAGTTTTAACTTTGGATAACAGGTCTTCATAGCTACTATCATCCATTTCCTGTATCATTTGGATACCTACTGCTATATCCCCGATAGCATACCATTGACCTGTAAATACTATACCTGATTCGAGTAACATCTTTACTCTTAAATCTAACTTTTCTTTTGCTTTAATTTGTGCTTGCATTTCTGCTTCTGCAATGGCGGTATCAATTACTTCTAATTTTTTATCCGCTTCGTTTTCAATAGGGTTGATTAGTGCCTGATATTCATTTGCCAAATTGTCCACGCTTTTCCCTGCGGTTATAATATCTGCTTTCAATTCCTTGCGCCTTTTTTCAATGGCAATTCTAATTTTAGAAGCATCCTTTGAAATAGATTTTACTTTAGTGTAATTTTCTTTGTCGTTTACGTCAGCAATAGTTAACTTTTTAAGTTGTGCTTTCAGTTCCCGTGCTTTTTTATCAACTGATGATTCCTTTACAAGTTCTGCGAATGATGCTTTAGCGGTCTGCAATGTGGCATCTACTAAACTTAATGTTTTGATTTCGATAGCTTCTGCATCTACTACTTCTGGTGTTTGTTGGTTGTTGTCGTTCATTTTTTAGTTTATTTTTTTTGATTGTGAATTTAATATATTAGCGATTGCTTTTTTAGTAGTATGTTTTGGTGTTTCCGCTTTTACAGCGTATGTAGGTAGGTAGCTTTCGAGAGTGTTCAATTCTAATCCATATTTTATTCCAATGTTCTTAACTGCATTTTTGATACAGTTTGAGAGTAGCGTACCTTCCCAATTATCATTAATACCCTCTGCTTGCTCTGTTTTTACATTGAGGGTATTTGCCCCTGTAAAAGTATAAACCTCAGTAAGTTGTTGAGTATCATTTCCAAAAGGGAATACTACAAACTCTAAATTAAGTTCAACGCTTCCTGACACTATAATATCGTGTCCTATTGGTAAGATATTACAACGAAAATTGGTAGTTCCCCAACGAAAAAAGTCCTCGTTAAGCATCTTCTTTACAAATCTAATAGGGATATGGAACAACCCACTTCCTTTTGGAAATTCGCATAGGTATTCGGGCGGTGTAGGTGTTTTAAAGTATTCTGTAATTATCATGGGTTTTATTATTTTAGTTTTCATTGATTTTTAATTGACTAATGTTTTGCAATATGCCTTTGGGAGAATCTCCTATTAGTATAGTTCCGAATTTTAATTTTATGTATTTTAAAAAGTCAAATAATTCATAATTCTTAAAATCCATAAGTACATTGTAACCCGTTTGGTCTAAGCAATTAATCACTAAAACTTTGTCATTAAAGTCGTATCCCGAAAAAGAACAATCTGAATTAATAGCATAAATGAATTGTCCTAACGAGTGATAGCCTTGTCTAAAGTTTCCTTGATATTTGTGAGGAAGATTTGTATTATCTTCAAATGAAAAGTCTGATACTTCGTTAGGCATAAATCCATTCCCATGTCTCGTAAGATATGACCTCATTGTATAATATACTTTTGGAGTATTTAAGTTGTTATCTTTAATAATCTGAATAGCATTTTTAGAGGTTGCATTGCTTCTTGTCACATTAGGAAAATATCCAAAATCCATATCTAACATTATCCCTTGCGCCCCTTCAAATATTATATGTTCGTAATTATTTTTAATTTCAGACAAAGTACAAATGGTCAATTCTAACTTATCTACATAAGATAAAAAAGTATCAATCTGCTCATCTATATCTACACTATTATAATAAGAAGCAATGTTTTTTAGTTTATGGATAAGCAAATCTCTATTTGTTAAATCTACTGCATATAATTTAAAAGGGGTATTTTCATTTCTTGCAATAGTTGAACCAAAACCCATACCGACACTACCGTGTTTATTTGTACCTTCTAATTCCCTGTTATGGTCAATATCGAATGGAGTTGTAACCATTGAAAGTGGGTGTATAAAATGAATTGGATTAAACCCGTTTGCGATTAAAGCCTTTCTTTCATTATAAAATGATTTAGGGTAAAAAGTACAATATTCACTCCAATATGTATGCGCCCCGTTCATTGTTCCCGATCCGAAACTTGAATAGATATGCCTATAACTATTTTTAATTACTGTATGACCTGCTTGCTGTCCACCATTAAAACGAACTACAAGGGAATTGGGATTAGATAAGTGGGCTGTTGTCAGCCCCTTACCTTCATCTCCAAAAAAAGTACCTAATACTATTGAAACTTTTTGCATAATTAAAGAGTTACGATTCCTTCTTTTTTATTTATCAGCGATTTGCTTGCTGCTAAGTGAACTAAAGCGTTTGTAACTTGCCCTGCAATTTGATGGTCAAAATCAGATACTACGTCTTTCAAATCAGCACCTCTAACTACTGCTACTGTCGAAGCAATTATTTCGGCTAAATTTGAGTAATCTTCAACTACAATGCACCTTTCGCCTAAAGTTTTTTTCCAAAATTGAACGATGCTGTCAGTTTTGCCTGTCGGAGTTTGGTGCATATGCAAATGAAAAACATGATACATTCTTTGCGCTTCGCTTAATAATTGCTCTGCTTTAATGTCCTCGCCAAATTCATAACCTAACAAATCTTTCAATGTTTCTTTGTCAAGTTCGGGGTGTGTTTTTTCGTCTCCTATTGTGAATAAAAATCCTTTTTCGCCACGTTTCTCGAAACAATCAATAGAAGTGTGCCGTCCTGCGAATAGCCACGCCAATGAATAACTTTCCATGTTTTGACCGCCACCACCTCCTTCGAGGTAGATTTTAGTAAGCCATTTATTTAATTCCTCCGTTCCTGCTTCATATTGTCCTACCTGCAATGGTGAACGGTCTGAAATATGGTCTCCAATGCCGCCAAACATCACATGAGCATCAGGTACTCCGTGTGAAATTAAGGTTGTCATTAATGACCCTAACTTTTCTCTTACAAGTATTTCAGGTATATCACCCATGCTACCTGTAACGTCTAAAAATACAGCTACCGCCAAACTTTCAGGGTGTGCATCGGAATCCCGACTTTCTCTGAATTTTACGTTTTTAGGCGACATATCTGAATCAAGGTTTGTGCTTGTAAAGATTTGCGCTGTTGTCTTGGTTGTATAGTCTTTTTTAAGATGGCTATACGCATCGTTTGACCATGATGAACTTCCCATTTTGTTTTGTTTTTAAATGTTTAATAAATGAAACTCTTTTTTGAAATTTTTTCTTAGTAATTCTTTGTATGCAGTAAGTGTATTGTGTGCGTTGTCGTGTTGGTTAATTATGAAATTTACAAAGTCCTCGTTATGTGTTTTTCTTAGTTTTATTGCCGTGCCTGACGTATCTCCCAATACATAAGATGCTATCTTTTTTGCCATTTCAATATCAATAGTAGGTGTTGCAATTTTAGTGCCAAATACTTCTGACGGATACCAATTTTGGTACTTACCAGATATTGTACCTATCTTATTTCCAAACTTTGTTAAGTGATAAAATGAGCAAATTTGAATACCGTGATTTTCGGGTATAATAAAAACCGATTCAGGTGTTAACCCGCAATGAGACATTCCCAATTCTGACAAATAAGCACAATATTCTAAAAGCCTATTCAGCACCCAATTAGCGTGTTCTTGCGGCAATACAAGCCCTGATAATGGGATTGCTCTTTTGTCAAATGTAAATCTAACTTTAGATGCCGATAACCTAACAGCGTCAGATGGAATGTATTTTTTGAAATGGTTATCATTATCTCCTTTAAGGTTAATTAAAATGTTGTAATTTTCTAATGACCAACTCAAGTTTTTTTCATTTGATTCAAATTCTACCCAATACCCATTAGTTTTAAAAGTGCCGCAATCGTCTTTATATTGCCTGCCGTTTTCAAAATAATCCTTATACTGATTCATTTTCATAGTAGCCTCTGACGCCCCGTTTAATTTACATATATCGGGATGAATTTCTTTTAAAATGCCATTAAATTCATTTTTGAAATCAGATACAGAAATTATATCTTCTAATTTTAAAGAAGTGTTTATTTTTTCTATCAATTCTGCCGTTTGCATATTTGTATGTTGTTTTTTATTTTGTTGTTATTTCCAAAAGTGCTGATTCAAATGCTTGTTCTCTTGTAAACCCTTTTTCTATATAAAACTTATATCTTGGGATCACCATTTGGAACTCCAATTCTGTAAGGTTACATTCTAATGCCTGTTCATACACATAGTCCATTATAGGGTTTCCCATATCAAACCTTATGAAGTTTTCTTTTTTTAAATAAACAAGGTTATCTGCTATGTTACGGTAATGCTCTATTTCTGATATGTCGCAAGACATCATGTTCTGATAGGTGGTTTCTAATAGTGAAGTGTAGTTCATATCTATTCGTTTATTTTTATTAAACTTAAAATGCAAGCAATAACGCCACAAATTCCGCAAAAAAATAAAAATAATGAAAAACCATATTCCTTATTCTTGAATCTCGAATATGCCCCATATATATTTATTGGTGCGACTATAAAGTTTATGATAAATAAAAAGATGTACATTTTGTTTTAATTTAGAAAGCAAAGATAATGATAGTTTTGATAAAATAACAAACGACAAACTCGTTAACAACAAAATAACAACGGATTAAATAAAATATTAAAACAGATACTATACCTTTGCCTTACAAACATAAATAATATGAGTGAAATTAAAATTTTAGATAAGTCCGTTTTTAAGAAATTAGAAAAAAACAACCTTATAAGAAAAGGTGATTATACTGTGTTGGGAAAAGAAACAGGCAAAAGTCGACAGCACATTAAGTTGGTAATATGCAACGAGGCTTCTACAACAAAAGAAGTAGTTGATGCTATTATGGATTTTTACACTAATAGAATTAACGAGAAAAAAGATACCGCCGAAGCCATAAATGAATTATTATGAATTTAGACTGCAATAACATAGTTGAAGAAGCGGAGGTATATTCATCTATTAACAATATTGTTAATAGGAAATGTGGGGTGTATATCATCACACAAAACAAAACAAGAAGGGGGGCTATTTTATATATTGGGTGTACATCGTGTTTAAAAAAGAGGCTTTCGGATACATCGCACCCATATTACCGTGCCGTGAAAAAATTCGGTATAGATTATGTAAGCATTCGATTTGTACCAATTTTGGAGGATAAATTCTTTTTTGAACGAGTTTTAATAGCGGAAAACACTCCTATTTACAATCTGTCTGTACCTAAAAATATAGTATTGAATACTGCGGTTGTATATAAATTTAAAACATTCGTAAAGGTAAAAATGATAAAAGATACAGATTTTTTATACGATTTATATCTAAAGTACAGAACAGCAAAAGTTGATTACGGCAAAATAGAAAGTATGATTCTTTTTGACTGCCAAACACTATTTCATTACGATAAGTTAGATTTTATTTCAAATGCTCTGAATATACCAATTAATCAATTAACAATAAACGAATAACATAATCACTAATTTAAAAACTGCAAAAGATAATGAACAACACAAGAAACAAAATCGCAAACGAAATACCCTATCTGAAAAATGACGTAAGGTTATTAAACTCCTTAATGGTATTCCTTGAAGAACTCCATAAGATGTGTTATCAGATTAACGAATTACAAAAAGAAAAGACTATCCGAATAGAGGTGGTTATTGAAGATAAAATTAAACCTTAAAAATAAATACCCATGAAAAGTTTAGCAAATCAATTTCAACTCGATTTCACAGTACATTCAGTAGAAAACAATTCAGAAAGTCAATCAATTTTAAATGAGCATAAGAAAAAGTTTTCACACCAATGCAAAGCTATTTTCGACTACCTAATGCGTGGTGGCAAACTAACATCACATTCAGCACTACAAGGGATAAGATACGAAGATAAACTTGTACAGATAGGACACCTGCCAAGACGTATTGCAGACCTTAAAGAGAATGGGGTAATGCTTTCCTTTACTCTAAGAGATTCATTCAAAGAGTGGTATGTTTCAGAAGGCGATTTTGAATTTAACCAAAAAACCTTTAATCATGAGTAAGATAATAGATATAGCTTTATTAGCTAAGATGCCTATAACTAAAGAGTTTTCAGAACTTTTATTTGGTATTGATTCATTTAATATTGAACGTAAGGTGTCATTTGATTTATTTTTAATATGGTGTGATGATTTGTATTATTCATTTAGTGAAAATGGAAATATCCTAAGTTGGGAGGAGGATGATAAAAATAACGCAGAGGTGAAAATATTTTTAAATTACTTTCAGATAGTAAGATATATAGATAACTACCTTAATAGTTTAAAGGGTTAAAATGGCCTGCAAGTCAAATAAAAAAGGATACGAAAAACGTAAGGCGCAAGAAGTCCTAAATGCACTTTTGAAAAACGGTAAATGGAACAAAAAAAACAAAGAAGGACGTATATACCCGTGTCCTGATTGCAATATGTGGCACATAACGTCATTGAAGAATGAAAGTGTTGATATGAGGGGTATTCAGATTACATTTAAAAAACGATGGGAAAATTTATTAAAAAATCAAAATAAAGAACAATGAAAGATTCAATGCAAAGAAGGTTTATGGTTATTGCGGATTACCCTTATTCGCCATACAGAATAAACGATATTATCACAATGCCTGAAAATAGCGGCAGTTTTCATTTAACTACTACAAGTTATAGAGATGAATTTGGGGAATGTGTTTACCAAAATAATTATAGTTCACTTGATAATATTTTAAAATACCCGCACCTATTCCGTGAATTATCATGGTGGGAAGGATTAAGAGAAAATGAAATGCCAGAGTACATTAGTTATGTTAGTTTGACATTAAAAGATAGATACGGAAATGATGAAAGTAAAACAAGGATTTATTTGCATATAACAAAATGGACTAAAAATAATAAAGGGATATGGTATTACAATGGTAGCATTTATAATGAAATTTCAGACTTGTACCAACCATCAACCCTCGAACAATACACCGAATACATTAACTCTAAAAAACAATAACGATGAACTACTACGAGAAACAAAAGTTAATAGCAATAACTATACTATGTGAATCCTTTAAGATTACTAAGGAGAAGATGTTTAGTAAGTCAAGGAAAAGGGAATATACTGATGCAAGATTTCTATTATGCTTATGGATAAAACAAAATACTACAATGTCATTAAAAGAGATAGGCAGGGAGGTTAGGGATGTTCCATACGACCACACCAGTGCAATGCACGCAATCGGTGAAGCTAAGAACCTAATCAAGCAAAACACCATGCACTACAATGTATATTCAGCATTACCAAAGATAGATAGGGTTAAAATGTCAGATCGTAAAGATTACCCTATACTCCCTGCTATTAGGTTTAGACACTTTTACTCATTTGCTAAATAATAAATACATGAAAGACTTATTAAAAGAATATAAAGGGGACTTGTCAAATTACGATTGCATTAAAGGCGAGTTGGATAATGTTATAGAAGAAATGGATAATATAAATAGACTAAAGCTAAGAGCCGATGTTGCTAATGAAATATTAGAACATATAAAAGAAATAAGAATGATACTATTTTCTATTAATGACTAAAACAAAATATATAAAAATGAAAGACCAACCCTTTTACATGGTTTATCTTCAAGATGAAGATAGCCCTACATACAAACATGATTCTTTAGAATCTGCTGAAAAAGAAGCTAAAAGACTTTCTAAGTCATTTAGAAAAAAAGCATTTGTTTTATGCAGCCTTAAATCATTTGAATTAAGCGAATTTATTATTAATGATTGTAGGCCAAATGAAGATTTACCTTTTTAAAGATATAGTATGAAAAAATACAAAGAGGATGATACCCTAATAGAGTACACTTCCCAAAATATATTCTTAAATGTAACAGAGTTTTTAATGATAGAATACCTGCAAGAAAACTATGTAAGGGTTTACGACTTTTCAAATGGATCAAAATCTACCACCAAAATAGCAAAGAAAGTAACAGGCATAAAATCTGATGTAGTAATCATAAACAAGCGGGTGTTCTCTATTCCTAAACCTATCTATTGGGTTAAACATAAAAATATTTTGAGAAAATTAGGATAATTCAAAAACACATTATACATTTACATCGCTGAATATCCCAATATGAAATTACAAAAAATTATTTATTCTTAAAATACCCCTTGTCGGGGGAGGAAATCTTTTTCTTTACTGCTGTTTCAGCGGTCATTGGTAAAATATTCAGCACCTCTCCCGACAAGGATTTTTTACATGGCTAAAATAGTACATATAGTAAAATGGGCTAAAATAAATAGCTTTAATAGTTATTTTATTTCAAACACAGGATTTGTCAGACTAAATAAAAGGATTCTGCCATTTGCTTATGGCGGTAATAAAAGACCGTTTGTCTCTTTAAGGGAGGCAGATCCAAAAAATAAAAAATATGAAAGGAAGTATATACACGAGCTTGTATGGACTCACTTTAGCGGTAAAGAGAAAGTAAAAGGATTTGAAATTCACCACAAAGATGGGGATTATCTTAATAACCATATTGATAATTTAGAATACCTAAGCAAAGAGCAACATTATGAAAAGCATAAACAAATGAAAAATATATTAAATAAATAGTAGCATGAGCAAGGAACTCCCATATTTTAAATTTTATGTAAACGAATGGATTACAGGTGATATTACGCTTGAAGATTTTGACGTACAAGGCGTTTTTATTAACATTTGCGCTTACTATTGGAGTAAGGGATGTGTATGTACTTTTTCTCAATTAAAAAAGAGATTTAGGACTGTTGATGATAAAACATATCAGATACTCATTGATAGCAAAATAATGAAAGTTGATAAAAGCGATAATGTAATAATAAACTTTTTAATAGAACAAACAGAGGATAGGATAAGCAAATCTGAAACCAATACTAAAAACGGTAAAAAAGGGGGCAGACCGCCAAAAACTATCGAACCGCCACAAAAAGAAAACCCAAAAGAAACCGAAATAAAACCAAATGAAAACCCAAAAGAAACCGAAGATGAAGCAAATTGTAAAGCGAAAAAAACCAATATAGAGGAGATAAGAGAAGAAGAGATAAGAGAAGATAATATTATCATTGAAGATGTAAAAAATGATGATTTTTCTTTTTCTGAACATACGGTTAGGATACAATACGATAAATTTTTAAAAACCGATTCTGTACAAAAAGACCAAATGGCAATGAACAACCAAATGACTAAAAGGCAAATTGATGTTGCTTGTATTGGATTTGTCACATCGTTGCTTGAATCGGGAGAACTTGAAATGAAAAGCATTTATCCTAAATTTGGGTATCATTTCAGAAATTGGTTTAACAAGTTTGGTAAGGATAACTTATCTGCTGTTCCTAAAGCAAAAATAGAAGTCGAGTTTAAGAAGTTTAAAATACACGAATTTAAAGAAAAGGAACTGATATGACACAAGCATTAAGACTATCGAATAACCACTCACAATATTTAGAAGATAGCGTTATAGGGGTTATGTTTTTTGAACCTGCAAAAGCACCTATAATTTGCAATTTACTTTTTGAAGATTATTTCTATTATGATTTTAATAAATTAGTTTTCAAGACCATATCAGAAATGGTAGGTGATTATAAAAAAATTGATTACATAACCGTATCAGAGGCTATTTCCGTTAAACAAAATTCAAAAAAGTTTAACGGGGAGAAGATAAGCTACCTTTTGGGAAACATGATGAAAGATGTAGTTAGCGGTGCGCACATAGAAGCATGGTGCGATATTATCATTCACTACTACAAGTCAAGAAACATAGAATCTATTGCAGATATATCAGCATCTGGGTTATCTACATTTGAAAAACAAGAAAAGATAGTTGAACTGTTAAGAAAGTCAGAAGTTTCAAAACATAATAACTCATGGATGAAAATGGGCGATGTGTTAAATGGTTTTATTCAGTATTATGCAGATAATCAAGGGAAAGAGTTTTTAGGATTGGAATTTGGGTTTAAAAAATTAGATTGGTTGTTAAGCGGATGCAGGGGAGGTGATTTGATAATTTTAGGTGCAAGACCTTCTATTGGAAAGAGTGCCTTAGCATCACAGGTGGCTGTAAATGTTGCAAGAAGTTTTAAATCTGTTGGTGTAGTTACATTAGAAATGACAAATCAACAACTTGTGGGCAGGATGATAAGCTATGCTACAGATACGCCATACGAAGATATTAACAGGCTAAAAGCACCATTAGACCACATGGAACGAAGTGCTTTGGCAATGACAGATTTGCCTATAATATTTTCAGAAGAAACAAAATGCAGTATCGAGGGAATTAGAGCATCATTTCAAAAACTCAATTTAAGTATTAAGGTTGACCTTTTGATAATTGACTATGTACAGCTAATGGAATCAGAAGCTAAGACGCATACTAAAAATGATGAAGTTGGTAAAATTACAAGGGGATTAAAGCAAATGGCAAAGGAACACGATATACCCGTAATCGCACTTGCTCAATTAAACAGAGAAGGGGTTGCAAAGGGAGAACCACAATTAGAGAGTTTAAGAGATAGCGGAAATATTGAACAGGATGCAGATAAGGTAATTTTCCTGCACGGAGATAGGGAATTGGAAGATAGGTTGGTTATTGTCGCTAAAAACAGAAGTGGCAAGTTAGGAAAAGTAGCAATGAAGTATCAAGGAAATTATATGAAATTTATAGAGGTTGGAGAAGTTCAAAACTTTAGCGACAACACAAACCCAACAGAATATTTACCATTTTAGATTATGGAACAACAAGGAATATTAAAAGGAAAAAATAACAACTTCATTTATGCTTACATGGGTGGGGAAACATTTTTGAATGTAACCACAGGAGTTTCAAAATACATACCTCTAAAAGATGCAAAGAGTTTATTTGTAATACCAATAACCCTAAACAAAATGGTAGAGAAGAACCCAACTATAATTGACTTAGTAGAAAGGTTAGGTTTGAAATTAGAGGATTATACAGAAGAAGAAAAAAAAGAATTTTTAAAAAATAATGAATAATATTTGGATATTAATATTTCATAGTGTAAATTTGTGTTATGTCAAAAGAAGTAATAAAATTTAATGAAATAAGAATGGTACGAATAGAACCAAACATATTTGAGTTAATTAAAAAAATGGCAAAGGAAAACAAAAGAACTTTAGGTAATCAGTCGATGATTATGTTGAAGGAACTTATTGAAATTAAAAAACTAAAATAAAATATAATGGCACAAAACATTGCACTAAAAATTAACGTAAAAGATATTGACAAGGCAAAACTATTTGTAGGGGAAAAAGGTGTTTACCTTGATGCTGCAATAATTATGAAAGATGAAAATGATGAATATGGAAATATTGGGATGATTGTACAATCCGTTTCGGAAGAAGAAAGAAAAGCAGGAGTGAAGGGAAAGATTTTAGGGAACGCAAAATATATAGTCAAAAAAGAGGTTTCTCAAGAAAAGAAAGAAGAAGAACTAAATGATCTTCCATTTTAAAATTTACAAACTATGGATGGTATTATCTTCTTTCTAATTGCTTGTTGCTTGACATTGTTTGTGGTGCTTTACAAAACTGAAAAAAAATAAAAATTATGTACGAACATTTAAAAAACAATCCACCTCTTATGGTCGCAGAAGCCATGAAGTTTTTAGGATTAAAAGAAATCAAAGGAAAAGTAAATAACAAGACTATTTTAGGTTGGGCGAATGAGATAGGTGGTAAATTAGCTGACATCTACAAAAGCGATGAAATTGCATGGTGCGGTTTGTTTATGGCTATGCTTGCTTTTAGAACTAAAAGAGTTTTGCCTAAAGACCCATTATGGGCATTGAATTGGAATACGTTTGGGAATAGAGTTGAGAAGGCAGATGCTATGTTTGGCGATGTACTTGTATTTATTCGTAATGGCGGTGGTCATGTAGGTTTGTATATTGGTGAAGATAAAACCGCCTATCATGTACTTGGTGGTAATCAAAGTGATGCTGTAACTGTAACACGAATATTAAAGTCAAGGCTTTATGGTGTACGCAGACCTACATACAAAAACCAACCTGTTTCAGTTAAGAAATATTACTTATCAGCAAGTGGCAAACTTTCAAATAACGAAGCGTAATGTATTCAGAAATAAAAGAAGAATTTGAACCACAGTTCAGATATACCGATTTAAATTTTACAGAACATTATCTTAAAGCCTACGGCAAAGCAAAAAACAAACCGTATGATGAAGCAAAAGAACTGATTAGGAAAATTCTAAAAGAAGTGCTAAAAAAATATTCACAAACAGAACCAACTACAACAGTAGGTAAGATACTAAGGTTTATATCATCAATATTCTCAAAATAAAAAAAACAAAAAATGTCAGAACAATGTAACCATGAATTTGTAGGATATAAACAATGCTGTTATTGCGGAGCATTTGAAAACGCACGAAAAGAAATTAAAGAAAATCGGATTCAAGCAAATGTTGAATCTTTGCGAAAATCTTTTGAAGAATGGTACTTCAGTATTAAAAAAGAATCAGGAGAACCGCCATTAGCTATGCAGATATTCCATTTCTTTGAAACTAAAATATCGCTTTTTGACGCATTAAGCAAAGGGTATAACGAAACGTTACCCCCTTTAGAACAAAAAAATAAATATACAGGTGATAGCAACTAATCAAAAAAAGCAATTCAAATGTTCCTCTTGTGGAATGATACACCCGAAACAATTAGGGTTGTGTCGTGGATGCGCTAAGTTCAATACTATCGAAGAAACAACTATTGCACCTAAAGTTTACAAGATACCTACCCAAAGTAAAAAGACAAAAGATGCTATACAGGCAAGTAAAGGGGTAATGACCGATTTAGACAAATGGTTTGACTTTCAAATTGAATATGAACTTACGAACGGCAAGTGCCAATGTCAAAACTGCAACAAGCCAATAAGACATCAGCTACTTTCAAAAGATACATGGGTAAGGCGTGGTAGTATTGCACATATAATTCCAAAGCGTCCTATTGGTGGTTTCCCAAGCGTATCTACGCATTTGCATAATTTTTTTCTCGCTTGTTTGGACTGCCATAAAAAATTTGATTCAAGTTGGGATGCAGCCGTAAAGATGCCCGTATTCCCAATAGCGAAAGCCAAGTTTAACCTATTCCGTAACGCAATTAAAGAACCATTGGGTAAATTGCCTGATGAACTAATAAACTAAAAAATAATGACACCGAATAAGCAACGCCCACCAAGCGATGATGAACAACAAGAAAGTCCTTTCGTAGATTCCAACGAACACGAAGATATTGTATTCGAGGAACAAGAGAAATTTGAAAAGAAAGTAAATGATTATTTCGATAACCTAAACCAACCTCAATGACACTAAATGAAGTAATAGGTAAGGTAGCATCTGTTTTTATAGCAGGGTGGTTTGTATTTATAGGATTTGGAATTTTGTACACTATTTACTTATCTGTTGTTTTGCCTATTTGTCATAAAATTAAGGAATGGAAAACCCTAAAATAAATATATTAATCCGTACTAAGAATAGGCCGCTTGCATTCAGTAGTTGTATTGAAAGCATTAAAAAGCAAACCTATACCAACTACAATATTATTGTTTATGACAATTCAACTATTACCTCATACATAAGGTGGGGTACATACCAAGTAATAAAAGACAATACACCATGTAAGGGATATGAATATAATTTGTTTTGCAATGATCTGAAAGAAGCGGTAAATGAAGGTTATTGGTTTGTACTTGACGATGACGATACACTTGAAAACGAAAACTCACTTGCAGAAATAGCAGTAGAACTTACAGACCCAAACCAAGCGGTAATATGTCAATTTTTAAGGGGCGTTAATCCCAAGCCGAGCAATGAGTTGATGGATAAAAAAATGATAGTAAATGGACGGATAGGAATGCCTTGCATAATACTTCACCACACACAAAAAAACATAGCAACATTCACAGATAAGGTTAATGCAGATTATCTTTTCATAAAAGAAGTATCTCAAAAACTACCTTGTAAGTTTGTAAAGAAAATATTAGTAAACAGTCCTCATAGAAATTGGGGTAAATAAAAACATAAAAACAATGCCAATAGAAACAATCGAATTTAATGGGGTACAGTACCCAATGTTCCAAACCAATGGAAACGCAAGTAGATTTTGCAGACCTTTCGCATTAGAAGTGTTAAAAGACTGCGAAACTATTTTAGATATTTGTCCTAATAGATTAGAATGGAGTTTCCCTAATTCTATTTTGATAGATACTTGTATAGATGATGAATTTGATGCTATGAATTTACCCGATGTAAATGCAGATGCGATTCATTGTTCGCACGGATTGGAACATTTAGAACGTCCATTTGATGTTTTAGAGTATTGGCATTCTAAATTAAAAAAAGGCGGTAAAATTTTTCTCTATTTACCTAATATGGATACCCAATTATATCACCGCCCGTGGTCGAATAAAAAACATTTATGGTATTGTAATGACATCATAATGAAAAACTATTTTAATGATAGGAGTGATTTATGGGTTAATTCATTTATAAGTTCTGGGTCTGATTTATATAATTCTTTTATGTGCTTTGCAGAAAAAAAATAATATGCCTATTCAATATACATTAGAACAAATCAATTCAATCAAACCGAGTAAATCTCGGTTAACGGCATTGTACTTTACAGAGAAAAAAGTAAACAGGCAGAGGTATGTGTGGACAAAATGTATTTGCGGGAATGAAAAAGAAGTTTCCGTTTCAGAAGTAACGTCAGGAGGTACTGCATCGTGTGGATGCTTATCAAGGGAAACGACAATTCTTAGAAATACAAAATACTCAAAAAATGTACCTGAAATATCCGCTTGTTGGCATGATATGATAGCAAGATGTTATAAAGAATCTTGTAAAAATTATAAATGGTATGGGGCAAAGGGTGTGATTGTTTGCGATGAATGGAAAAACGATTACGAAACATTCCTTAATTGGGCTTTGCAAAACGGGTGGCAAAAAGGGTATCATTTAGATAAGGATATAAAAGGTAATGGGTTTTTATATAGCCCGTCAACTTGTATGTTTGTAGAATCTAAAATAAATCTTGAAGCAAAGGGGGTGGTAGTAAGAAATGAAAAGGGTCAATTTGCATGGTATATAAAGTAGATATAAATGAAGGTAGCATTAATAGTAACAACATTTAATAGGGCAAAGTACCTATCACAAACTTTAAATAGTTTGAGGGGTATCGAGTACCCTGATGATTTTTTATTGATATTTGTAGATGATAAATCTACTGATGTGGATACAATTAAACTATTAAATGAATTTGCATTAGGTACGTTACCAATAGTAAAGTTATTTAAAAAAGAAAACAAAGGGATTACAGATAGTTTAAAGTTAGGAGTAGAAACAGCAATTTCATTAGGGTGCGATACATTCATAAACTTAGATGCTGATGCAATAGTAAAACCTAATTTTATTAGTAGGCTAATAGAACTTAAAAAGAAGTTCAAAGAAAAAATAGTAAGTGGGTTTAATTCTAAAAACAAAGACGGTGATGTTTTAAGAAACCCAATAATACAAGAATACGCAGACTTGATAGAGAAAAGATATTGCAATGGAATTAATATGTGTTTTGATAAAGAACAATATCTTGACATTGTAAAACCTGCACTTTCATCAAATGGAAATTGGGATTTTAATACTCATAAGCATACAACAAGTTTCATCATTGCAAAACCCTCATTAGTAGAACACATTGGTATAGAAAGTTCAATGGGGCATAGTAATAACCCTGACATAGCATTTGATTTTTACCAAAAGGAATTGGTATTACCAAATATAACGCTATTTGGAATTGATTCACATGATAAAAATGGGATTATAAGAGCAAGTGAAATTTGCCAAAAAAACATACAATTTGGAGATGTAAAAATTATTACAGAAAGATTATTTGATGGAAGGGATGGGTATAGCGTTTTTTGCATAAAGGAAATGTGGAAATATATCCAAACTGATTTTGTGCTTTTAATACATTCTGATGGTTATATACAAAACTATAAAGCATGGGATGATAGTTGGTTGCAGTATGATTATATTGGCGCAAGTTGGGGGTATAAGGATAACATGAACGTAGGTAACGGAGGGTTTACACTTCGTTCAAAAAAACTACTAAATATTATCAAAGATTATGACGTTCCACAGGGAACAATTGAAGATGATTTTATTTGCAGAAAAATAAGAAAAGAATTAGAACAAAAGCATGGCATTAAATTCGCACCCGAAGAAGTGGCAAATAGGTTTTCTATTGAAGCTTATGGTGCAAAAATATTTACTGATATGCAAGGGCATCAAGCGAACACATATACAGGTCAATTTGGCTTTCATGGATTTTCCACCATAGGATTGCCGATACCACCAACACCTAAAATACCAACAGTTAAAACACCTATTACATTTCAAAAAAACACAATACCTAAAAACACCCATAAAAGAACATTTAAAAGATGAGCAGTTTTAATAAATTAAACGGAGATTATGAAGTAAATTATGTATTACAAGTACATTTAGGTGATGCCATTTGGTCGCAAACACTGATAAGAGAGTTATCTAATGGTAAGCCTATTATTTGGGGTATTGAGCCACAATTTGTACAAGGGTTACAGAAAGCATATCCTGATATATTTTGGATAGACGTAAAAGCACTAAACCCTGATTATCAACACTTCTTAATTGACTGTATAATTGGAGGTGTGAGGGTAATACCAATAGGGCATAGTAACGCTATTATGAAAGTTCCTTATAGCCAAGTTATGAGTTCAAAATATTCAATGTATGACCTCGATTGGAAAACATGGAAAAATACTATGTACCAAAGAGATTTGGTATTAGAAAAAAATCTATTTGAAAAGTTAGGACTTAAAGAAGGTGAAGAATACAATTTGATAAACAAAAGGTTTAGAAGCGATGAAAAAAGACAAGTTGACATAAAGTCAGATAATGGCTTAAAAACAATAGAAATGACAAACCTAATTGGATATAGTTTGTTTGATTGGAGTTATGTCATTGAAAATGCAACTTATATTCATACAGTTTCCACTTCTATATTATTTGTTTTGGAGTTGTTAGAACTAAAAGCAAAAGAAGTACATTTGTATTGTAGGAAACCCGAAGAACTACACTTTAAAAATGTAGATTATATATTTACTAAAGACTATAAATTACATTACTAAGAATGGGATTCGTAAAACAAAAGTGGGAAAAGAATTGTATTGTTTGTGGTAAGCCATTTGTAGCTTATCATAAAAAGGCTTTGTATTGCGGAGAAAGAAAATGCAAAAAGACAGCAGAGCATAACCGTAAAATACTAAACCAAAAACTATCATTGAACTATGCTTTTGAAAATCACTTGCTGATGAAAAAGTTAGATTATATCATTCAGGCATTTTCATTATTGACGGGAATACCTACTCCATATCATTTGATACCCACCCAAAACAAAGTTGACCTTTCGCATTGGGATAAGGAATTAGTAAAAGCATTTGACATTGAAAAGAAAAGGATAGCAAATAGAGTAGATAAACTGAATAAAAAAATAGCAGAACGCAAACCGATAATTCCTAAAATAACAGACAAGATTTTAAAGGAATACGAGGAAATAGAAAGCAGCAGAAAAATAAACATCAATGTAGAAGATTTGAGGGGCATATTAAAAAAGTTATTTACCGACACCATTAAAAAGAACACGGGTAAATTTCCGATAATGACCCCACAAGAAATAAATAAGATAGGAGACATTATAGACAAAGTGAAAAACATATTGATTAAAAAAGACAATAGCGATATTTCAAACAGCGATATTGTAGATTACATAAAAGAACACACATTGGATATTAATAAAATGATTGATGAAAAGTATTTTAACTGACAAGATTGATGTACTCATACCATTGGGGCATGGGAGTGGTTTGGATAACAACGAACTTAGATATTCGCTTAGAAGTCTGCAAGAGAATCTTAGTAATATCGGGAATATTTATCTGATAGGAGTTAAACCAGATTGGATAACAAATGTAATTCATGTGCCATATCAAGACCCTCACATATCAAGTAAATTCAGAAATCAAAACATACTTCAAAAAATATTGTTCACTATTAGGAACTATGATGTTTCTGATAATTTTGTATTTACAAATGATGACATTTTCTTTTTAAAACCAACGGATCAAAATAACTTACACAACTACACCGATTGTACTATGCAGGAATACCTTGAAAGGAATCCAATGCTTAATATAATCTACAAACGTGCATTCTTATCTACTATCCAATACCTAAGAGAAAAGAACCTGCCAATGCAGCACTATGACAACCACACTCCTATCATTTACAACAAATTCAAATTTGAAAATATATTTGCAGACATACAGCATGAGATAGTCATAAAGTCAATATACGGTAACTCAATAACTCCAATTATATTCGATAACAAAGTATTTAAACCGTTATCTTTGCAGCAAATAGAAAACCAAAACAAAGACCAACCATTCTTTTCAGTTGCAGACAAAGCATTGAATGAGGATATGAAAGAATACATAAAAACTAAATTTAAAAAACAATCCAAGTATGAATCAACACAAAACATTTATTGAAAGGAATGGCAGCAGAATGTCCCCCGAAGATGTTAAAGTTTACTTCCAAAAGTTAAACGAGAAAAGTGCTAAATCGGTAACGGCACTACTCACTATACTTTCAGAGGACACCATTGAAAAGTTTATCGAAGCAATTGAAATTCAGTTTGCAAGACGGGATGCAATGACACTTAGCATCAGCAACGAAAGTATGTTGGAACTGTACACCGATATTTATGAAAAGAAATTGCGCAAATTCAATTTTGTAGAGTTGGGTATATTGTCTGATATGTTTTACAAAGATTATCCTGCCGATTTGGTAGAAGATATTTTTGGAAGCATTAAAGACTACCTTAAATTCAAAATTGAATTGCAACCATTACCAAAAGCATACCACAGTATCAAAGTTTTAATTGATACGGAGATTACAAAGGAAATGGAAATCAGAAGAAAAATAAGCGCACCTAACAATGCACCCATTTTAACGCCCAAATTATAAATGAGTGATTGTGGTACTCGCATATTATTACAAGGAGTTTATCCATACGATGTCCCCGAAGCACCGTTGGATAAATCCCTTATTATTAATAGTGAGATAAAAGACCCATTAGAGCAATATTGGCGAACTCCCGAAATACCCGACTTTAAATTAATGAGTGCCTACGAAATAGAGAAATTTGTTTATAGGGAATGGGATAGAATAGTTAATGGTGCTTTTTTTATGAATAAAGGGGTTCTTACACATATCAATGGGGCGCATTATGAATACATGACCTATTGGAAAGCAGATTACGAAATTAGATTTTTGCATATTGACAGATTGTATTTTTACTTCGATGAATTGGTAGATAATTATTCACCTGCATACGGCAAAGCAACATTTAAACCAAGACGGGGTGGTTTTTCTGCAAAAGAAAACTTCTTAGCGTTTAGAAAATCAAAGATAGGCAAATACAAAAATGTTGTTCTTTTGAATACAACATTGGATAATGCCAAAGAGATTAACTATGTTCAAATATCAAATGCGTGGTTGACATACCCCGATTGGTTAAGGCCAAAAATAGACCAACAATCTCCAATAGATGTACCCAAGACGGGTATGGTTTATAAAAAACTAAAAGGGTACATAAAACCAAAAGCACCATTATCAAATTCGGTGGATGGTAAAAAGATACACTACCTTGTATGGGATGAGGTATTTAAAATATTAGCATTAGACCCGCAAGTTATTTTGACTGCATTTTACGAATCCCTCTATGACAAAATCAACGATACTCTTGTAGGTAAGTTAGCATTAGTATCAACATTAGGTGAGGATGATAAGCAAATGGGGCAGGCAATAGAATTTGCAAAGAATATGTGGCGTGATAGCAACATTGAGGATGTAAATGAATTTGGTGCTACTAAAAGTAAATTACTCAGGTACTTCATATCAGCATACGAAGTACTTGCTATTGACAAGTACGGAGATAGCCACGAACAAAGGGCAAAGGAAATCTATGACATAGAAATCAGAGAGATAATTGAAAAGCATGGTGAGCATTCATTTGAACATATTTCATTTTTAAGAAAAAATCCAAGAACGATAGATGATATTTTAAACTCTCCAAAAACGGGCAGTTCCTTCAATGGTGAATCAAGGGTAACAATAAGAAAAGACCAAGTTGAATTGACCCCACTTGCAGAACGTGGTTATGTAGGTGGTAAGTTTATAATGGATAACGGACGGGTTATTTTTGATACAAGCGAAAAAAATGCTAATTACGGTTGGAAAATAAAAGGCATAAATATTGCCCGAAAAAATCTATGCAGGAAATTAGGTGCTGAATGGATACCGCCAACTAACTTTGAAGGTATGGTCGGTTATGACCCCGTGCTTTTAGATGATCCAATTTCAAAACACATTTCACAGCCCTCAATAACTATATTTAAAAAGTTAGACCACTATGCAAAGAATGGAATTAAAAACCAAATACAAGGTGTCTATGTGGGTGGCAGGAAAAGGGATAATGACGAAATAACAGAGCAAGCGGTATTTGCTGCTATTTATTTTGGATATAAACTTTGTCCCGAAAGAAACACGGGTGTTCACTTGAAATTCTTAAAGAATAACCACTACAATAAAATGTTAGTTAAGTGGACTGACGGTGGTTATGGAATCCAAATCACAACCGCAAAAGGTGAACGAAATATTTTAGATGCGGGTATCAATGCAATATACAAATGGGTAATAGGGGAACAAGAAGATAGAACTCCTAATATCGAAACTCTAAGCATTGAAGAAATGTTAGACCAACTTGAAAGTTTCACTCCCGACAAACTTCCAAAGCATGACCATATAGCGTCATTATTACAAGCAAAATTATCCTGCGATAAATTAATTCCTGATGAAAATATTAAGAAGGAAAAACGAACAAGTACATTACATTCTATGTACCACTCTTTTGGGACAAACGGTGCATCAGCATATCCTCGTAGTCAAAAATATTAATATCTTTTGAGATAGGTTTACGTCCCTCTTTTTTTAACGCTTCATCCAAAGAAGTATATTCCCTTTCTATTTGAGCAAGTACTTCGTTGTATTGCCTTTCCGTTTCCTCTAATTCGTTTAATGTTTGAGTACGGCTTTTTAAATCGCCATCTTTTACGCTTTCCCTATTCATTGCCTGACGGTTACAGGCAGATATATGTTCGGCCAATGATATTGCCCTTGCAAATAATCTATTCTTTTGGGATTGGATATAGGCATCTGTAACCTTGACAAATAATTCAGTATTAGAACGGATAGCCGTAAGTTCAACATCTTCACTTATTTGAATTTTGCTTTCTGTAAGTATGGAATTACATATTTCAACTTTTACAGTACGCCTATCCTTATCCATATTCATTATCCAACTACATTTATTTGAATAAGCAAGTATGATAAATGCACTAAGAAAATCAGAATCTTTTGGGTTATCAAATGTTTCATATATCGGATTGAAAAGAAAATGGATATTGTATTGTTTCAATAACGCTCTCATATATCCCGAACTGTTTAATTCAGATAATGTATCAATTAAAACTTCATATATTTTTTTCATATTATCTTTTCTTGTTTTGCTATTTTAATTATTGACCGAGTGTATAACTGAGTGAATGTAATTCCGTATATCTTATTCACCATTTCAAAAAACTTCTCTTGTGTTCTGTTAAGACATACATCGCTTCTTGTCCTGCCTTCTACTAATTCTATTGTACCAATGTTGTCAAAATCTTTTTTCATTTCTAAAATAATTTCGTCATTCAATTCTTGCGAAGTGAATCCCTTTTCTATCAGCTTCTTTTTTATTATAATGACATTATTGGGCAATTTCATTTGTTGCGGCATCGGAAAATATCTATGTTACAAAAGTACATATATTATTTTGCAATAAAAACAACTATCTACATTTGTTTTGAAATTAATTACAAGTGGAAGATACAGTAACAAATACAGCAGCCGAAACACAAGTAGCACCACAAAATACTACTACCGAACAAGCAGCACCACAAGCAACTACAACTACTACTGAAACAGCAGCAGGAACAGTTGATACTGAAACCACAGCAACTCCCGAAAGTACATCAGCAGCACCTACCGAAACTTCAACAGAAGAACAAGGAAGTGAAACAGCAACTCCGCAAGCAGTAGCACCCGCACCTAAAAAAAGTATCGAAGATATTTTAAAGGAAAACGGATACGAAGAAGAATTGCAAGTACTCCAAAACGCAAAGCAACAAAAGCAGAAAGAAGCAGAAGAAGCGGAAAAGCCATTTTCAGAAACTAAAGAATGGGCAGCTTTAATTGACTTTAGCGCAAAAAACAAATTGGCAAACGCAGATGACTTTATCGAACACAAAAAAATTAATGCAGAAAGTAATCAAACTTTGGCATTTGAAAAATTCAAAAGCGAATTTGTAGCACCCGAAGGAAGCGAAGAACTCGAAGCGTCTGAACTGAATGAATTAATTACAGAACAGTTTAATGAAAAGTTTTTTATCAATAGCGAAAATGAAGCCCTAAAGAAAATTGGAGAAAAAGAATTAGAATCTTTTGCCAATGAAGTTAGGAAACCGATAAACGAAAAAATAGCAGTTGCTCAAAATCGTTTCGCTACTACGGCAATGTATCAACAACACCAAAAGGCACTTACTGAATTTAATAAGAATCCTCAAACGATAACTACTAAGTTCAAAGACGATGCAGGTAATGAAATTGAACTTTCAGTTGACATAACTCCTACGCTCGAACAAGCAGAAGTTGATACTTACCTTAAATCAGAAGAAGCAAGTCCCGTACTTAAAATGATTTTTGAATCATTCACAAAGGATAGGGAACAAGGTGATAAGGGGTACGGTGCAGTACTGTCATATTTGCATCAGCAAAAATCAAAGGATATTATATCCCAAAAGATAGCTGAAAAGGCATACGAAAAAGGACTTGAAAAAGCTAAAGGATTAGCAGCAGGGGCTAAAAAGCCATTTAATTCAAAAGAAAATGCAACTCCCGAAACTACATCAGAAGAAAAACCATTAAGACAATATAGCGGAGGAAAATTCGCTTAAAACATATTTAAAACAAAAAATTAAAATTTAAAATTATGGCTTGCGCAATAGAAAATTACACTACGGAACAATGTATCACTGAGGGTTTTCCTATTTATGACCAATATGCAGATATTTTACTCCAACCAGACGTAAGAGAAGCAGCAATTAAACGTGGCAACTTGCCTAATTTCATGCTGTATCTTCAAGATTGGCGTAGAGGTTTGTTGGGTGGTTCATCCATGTCAAGCGAGCGCGTAGTAAAAACAAGGACGTATATGTGGGAAGAAATGAACTACCATAATAATCCTTATCTGTTTACTATCGAAAAGGAACAGTCAGCAGGTGCGCCCGGTGCGCCCGTAACGGCTACTATCATTCGTCCCGTAGGTTCGGAAGGTCAAACAGCACCCGCAACAGGATATACAGCGTTTGCTAACGTAGCAGGTGCTATCGTTCAAGTTCGTATTACAGACGTTACTGATGACCAAATCCAATTAACGCCAATTAACGGTCAAGCATTGGATTTTACAGCAGAAAATACTACATTCACGTTTGATCCAAACTATGTGTATGATGGAAACTGTGAAAACCCAATTCCTACAACGGGATGGCAACAAACACAAATGCAAATTGGTACAGGTACTATTCAAACATACGAAAATGGTAAATGTATCTGTGATAACGCATTGACGCACTACGGGTATAACTTCATACCTAAGAAAATGCAAATGCAAGACCCATTGACAGGCGGGTGGTTAGATACATGGTGTTTGCCAAATGCAGTACAAGACATCGTTACAGAAGGTATGTTCTACGGTCAATTTGTACAAATGATGTTTGGTCAGTATGACTTTACGCAAGACGCAGGTATCAACGGTTTAATTCCTTCTATCCTTTCACAGGGTGGATTCAATATGCCTATCAATACTTCCGATGCGAAATCAATGCTTGCGAGTTTGAAGATTATTGCGATGGAGTACTATCGTTTAAATATCAAATCATTTGATTTGTGGTGCGATATTACAATGTACACTAACCTTAATCAAGGACTTGCTGAATTAATTGGGCCAAATAACTTTAGTTTGCCAATTTGGAACGGTGATGCAAAAGGTAATGCAGTAGCCGATTCAGGTAGCGGTCATATCGAATGGTACGGTTTCCGTTCTTTAGGAAATCTGTTGGGTATGGATATTGATGTTCGTATCAATGTAATTCAAGGATGGGAACAAATGAGCCTTTTCCAAGTGTACAAAGATTTCGCTATCCTGATGCCAAATACTCCATACATGACACAAGATGGTGCTGCAATTCCACAAATTGAAATCACTCGTTTGGCAGGTTGTGAAGCATGGCAGGTTGCACCAAGAAACTCTTATGGTAGCCGTATGTGGTACTATGATTTCAGACAACAAGGTGGTAGAAAACTTGAAATTTATGGCAAAAATGAATTTGGCATGGACATTCACGGGTTGCCATTCATGGGTATTTTAACAGGTAATCAATGTCCTTTAAATTACCAAGTGGTAGCGTAATCAATTAAACATTTAACTATTAAACCAAATATAAAAAAATGTCAGTAATACAATTACATATTTCCCCAAACAAAAAACCCGTAGAGCGTATATCTAATGGGATTGTGGATAGCAAAACAGGTGAGTACAAAGGCAGACAAAACATAAAAAGTTTGCGTTACCCACCAAAGCAATTCATACCATACAGCTATACAGCCTATGTGCAGAAGATTGATGATGGGGCAAATTATAAAGGTCAAATTAAGTTCTTATCATTAAATGAAGAAGGTGGTGAGTTTATGGAAATTCGATATTTGCAAGGATGTCCTTCTCTTGACAGAAAATGGCAAGAAGCAAAAGGATACAAACCCGTAAATGCAAAAGACGGAATGGGTGAGTTTTTTCAAGGGGCTACTTTTGTAGATATTCCCGAAGAACCAACTAATTTGTTATACCGAATGATGATTAGTAATCACCCTAACAACAGTGATAACCCACATCGTCCAAAAACATCGCCTGTTTACTTTAAAGTTCGTAATGGCAAAAATGATGTAGACTCAAGGAAAGCTAAAATGCTTTATGAAAAGAAATTGGCAGACTTCAAATTAGACCTTGCAACAGACGATAATACGGCAGAAGTATTCTCAATTATCTACAAGATAAAACCCGAATACGAACTGAACGTAAGACGAGAAAAGGTAATGGAGAAGTTTGATGAACCTAATGGAGTTGAGAGCGTAATGAAAAGAGCAAGTGATTTCTTTGAAGCATTGCAAAATACATTCCAACACTATTTGAATAACAATGTTATTGAGGTAGTAAAAGAAGAAGTTATTTTCAAAGCAGACAAAAAACCATTAGGACTTTCAGTTAAGTTAGGTGCTAATCCTGAAAAGTACGCAGAACTATTCGTAAAAAAATGTAATAAAGACCACGAAATATTATCAGCGTGGTTGGAAATTGAAAAAAAATTAAACAACAAAAATTAAAAATTTAATATATTATGGCAACAGTAACTAATGGCTTCAAAATTTGGGATTCAACTAACTTTATTAGCTGCTGCTCCGCAGGTAGCGGTTCAGGAGACCCTTCAAATGTCATTCAATGCGGTGAAGGTTGGAATCCAAGACCAGCGCAAATAACCCCCAAATATAATTGTGATATTGGTACAATAACATGGTTTTTGAATGACAACATTACTGGGTCATATCCATCGGTAGATGGTGCAAGAAACGGTATTGCAGTCACCAATCCAATGACAAATGAAGTTACTCTTTGGGACGTAACAGGTTCTACACCTGCCGAAAAACTTGCAGAATTTTTGCCGATTTGTAATTGTACGGACTGTACAGGTAATGTGGATTCATTAGCAGGCGAGTACGAATGTGATTACCCAGATGTTCCTGTGGATGCTTATTGCTATAATGTTGTATTCGTAGGTGACGGACGAGACAATACATTGAAACTATTTGCAATGAGATATAACGCATACCTAGTAGGCTATCCATTCCAAACAGCTTACAACCCTACAACCGGCAGCACAACTTATAGAGTTTGTCTGAACAGACCTATTGCACAAATAGGAAATCCATCAAGTCAAACTTGGACGTTGGTTTAATAGGGGTATTTTAATATTTACCACCGTTGGGGTTGCCGTGAACGGTAGCCCCATTTTTTTTAAATAACACAAAATTAAAATGTAATGGCCTGTACAAATCCTATATACATAAATACAACAAACGTAGACAACTTTGGGTTTTCTACAACATTTAGTCCATACGGATTAGCACCTATAACGCCAAGTGTAACCTTTGATATTGATGGTTATACGGAATTTAAAGCAGGTGGTGAAGCTAACATTACCCAAATTAATTTTGAAGTTCTTGATCCGCAAGAAAATACATACACCGCTACTATAAACCCATCATTATCAGAAACAATGGTAACGATAGAAAACCTTGTAGGTGGACTTTTGTATTTTGGTACTTATCATATCAAAGGGACATTAATAGAGGCGAATGCAAGTACTTATGTTATAGAGTTTGATGTTGAAGTATGTGATAGTAATTTGTTAGGTGGAAACTCAAACAACTTTATACAAGGTTGCATAAATGCAGAAGCAAACTGCGTAACAGCAAAACTTACAATTACCGACCAAAACAGTTATATCTACAATAAGAAAACACCCGAATTTGTAGAGTATGAAGCAAAAATGTGGTTGCCTAATAACCCTGACGGTGGACTTGAAGAATTTAACTTTAATGATTTACCATACGTTAAAACACTCGCAGGGTATTACACAGGGGTTTATCAAATATCAGTCACATCGGTAGCGACATACGCTCTTAATTGCGGTGCTTTTTTAGCAATTACATATAAGAGCGCATTGACTAAAACTATTGATTGTACAGCAGCTATATGTGAATTGAATTGTTGTTGGGCAGAAAGTAATCAGATAGCAGCAAGTGGTGGACAGAAAGCAGGACAAATGCAAGAAAAAGTAGATGCCGCCACTCCTTATTATTTAGAAGCATTTGGTAATTATTTCTGTGGTAAAAATGCAGAAAAAGCCATTGCTAAAGTAAATGAAATTTTAGGGTGTAGCTGTACTTGCAGACAATACGTTATTCAACCCGCACCAATAACATTAGGCACAGCAAATGTATTTGGAGAGTGCGGCACAGTAGTTGAATTAGACGACAATGGAGATATTCGTATTCATTCATTAGCCTATTCAATTACAAAAGGAGACCCTTCCGATTTAGGGTATAGCATAGTGACAACTCAAATAAATGATTGTACAAAACGTACAGTAATTAGTTTTGACTACAATGTATTACAACAAAACATTCTGAACGCTATTGCTAACAACCCACAATATATTTTGAATTGGCAGGAAGTGTTAGGGATTACAGATTGTCCTTGCGATGGAGTTCAAATAGACAATGGTGCTTCGTTAGTTACGTTAAATACACAAAGTCCTGATTTTACTACATTGGAAGATACATACTTCGTAAAAAACGATATACTGACAGGCGTAGAATACAAAGACGAAACAACTATTGTCGGTGGTACTATTGATTACATAAAATACACAGACCAAATCATTCAGCAATCGGGAGTGCTTCAAAACGCAGGTGGCAATATCACATTACCTTGTGGTGTTTGTGGAGAAAACATTACTGACTTATCGGGATATAAATTAATTACAGAAACGCATACTACTTGCGGATGTGTGGAGATGAAACAATGCGACCTTGAAACGCCTTATGTTGATTATAGTGAAAGATATGGATTTGCTTATAGATTTAATCCACAAATTGAAGAACCTTGTTATACTACATATACAGAAGTAATTGACGGAGACCCTTATACCATGTATAAAATTTACTTTGGAGATACTGAAAATGATAGTTCATGGGCAGCTATAAGGGTAGCAATATTAAAAGTAGATAATGTAGGTGTAGTGTCATTGCATGAGACAAGAACGGTAATAGGTGCAGACTTTAATGACATAGATACTCCAACAACAAATAATACATGGGGCAATCAAGTGGCACTTAATAGACCAAGTTCTGTGAATTTAGATTTTGATGAAATTGTAAACGGAGAACCCGTATTATATTTTTCTACTTTTGGAGGCTATATATGTCGTGCAGTACGGGAAAGAAGTAGCGAGTGTGATGAAAGAGCAAATTGGAAGGTATATGTAATTGCAACTACAAGCGGTAGTTTGTATGGTGTAAAGAAATTTATTATTGATTCAAGCGGGAATAGATCATTTATATTTTACAACAACTCAACACAAAAGTTATATTCACTGACGTATGATAACATCGGTTCAAAAAACGATTCTGCAAATTGGATAGTTACTGACTTAAACATATCATGTATAGGTACGGGTGCAAATTTTAATATAGAATTGACTAAGAATTGGATATTTGTGTTAAGCGAAGGGGCTGTTAATTTAGTAATATACACGGGCGGCACTTTGATAGCGAATATTGCCAATCCTGCCAATTATAGTTCTTATGTGATGTGTGGTAATTTGTCAGCAACAGCAACCTCGTATATTGACGGAGATGGATTGACAGCAACAATATGGAAACCCACATGGATTCAGAAAATAGTAGTAGGTGGTGATGATAGATATTATTTTGGAAATATTGACCCTGATATTACCAACAACTATATTAAATTATCTTATGTAAGATATGTAGAACTAAGAGGCGACCCTACAACAACAGCAGATTGGGAATTTAATACTGATATAGTAGTTAACAACAATTCAATATTAGCAGGTGGTACATGGAATCCAGATGTAAGTAGTAATGTAAACGGTGCAAGTCAAGGTATGTTTGTTTTAGGCGGCACAGGTTCAATAGCAGTGTCAATGCTGTTCTATGGTATTAAATTGTTTAATTTTACAACTCATACAGTTTCTTTATTATCAGGACAAGCAACAGCAAACGGCAATTTGCAAACAAGCCTATTCATGGATTCTCAGTGGAGTTATGATTTAACTAATTGCGAAGGTGGTGGTAGTGGTAGTGGGGAATAAACAATAATATTATGGCAAACAATATAGTTACATTTCAAGAGTTAGTATTAGAGTGCGTGCATCTATCAATGAATCACGATCAAAATGCACAATTACCACCACAGATAATTTCGGTAGCTACAAGACTTTCAACGGATTTTATACTTTCAGAATTAGTCAGAGTATTCCCGTATTCAACGTCTATTCTTGACAAAGGAAGACCATTCCTTAAAAGAAAATTAGTTTCAGTAGTAGATGGGATTGCCACTTTTCCTGACGATTATAGAGATATTTTACAAATAAGTATTGCAACTAATAAAAGTGCAACAAGTGGTTGCAATTGTGGTGAAGAAGTTGATGAATGCTATAAAGTTGACGACCATTGCACTCCCGTTGAAAAAGCACCAATAAGAAAAGAAAAGTGTTATTTTGTAAAGGTAAATATCGTAGATAATGATGCTTACGCTGATGCTACAACAAGCGAACTAATACCACCAACATTAAAGAACCCTATTGGAATGTTTATTAATAGGCAACAGTTTAAAATATGCCCTGTTGATGGAATTTCACATATCGAAATAATCTATATTAAGCATCCTTTAAAGTATAATATAGGTTATACAATCATGCCAGACGACACATGGCAAATTGACCCTGCAACAACTATTGAACCCGAATGGGAACGTACTGTAAACCCCGAATTGTTTAAATGTATAACTTCACTTTTAGGACTTCATGTAAGAGATGGAAATTTTATACAATGGAATAATGAATTGAAAAAAATAGGAATGTTTTAATTATCTTTGTAATCAACAAAAAACTATAATAAAAAATGGAAAATCTAACAAGCAAATCAAAAATCTTCATCGAAGAAGCGTGTGGTAGTTGTGGTGGAAAGAAACCAAGTACTTACCCAAGACCACCTAAAAAACCAACACGATAATGGAACACATTTGGCTATCATATATCATTCACTTTGTTATCTCTATCATTGCAGGTAGTCTTTTCTGTATTGGTTTATTTCAAAGTGCGCAAGGGGAATCATCTATTAAACCTGACGGAAGCGAAAGTACCGATTGGGGAATGATTTTTTACCCAATCACTAAATTCCTTTCAAGGAAAAATTACATTGATATTTTCTACATTGGTTGGCAATTAGAAGATTTGTATAACCGTATCAAATGTGATTTTAGACAGCATAGCGATGTCATAGAAGCAATGGGAGTTACTGAAAGTGAAATAACAATTGGAAACCCTGATTTATTGCAAATGTGGGAAATGCTGATTTGTGATATTAAAAAGAAATACAAAATAGAAGGTTATATCCAAGACGATAGAGTTTTATTTTACGAAACCTACGAACAGCCCGTTTTCGGAGGTTGGAGAAAACCGCTTCTATTATGCTACAAATGCTATGCTTCTATTTGGGGTACGATTATATTTATCCTAATGAGTATGTTTTCCATTAAAACGGGATTGATACCCAAAGATTTTTATATTCTGATACCTATGTGGGTGATTTACGTTTTCTCATTGGTAGTGGCAAATATGTACTTAGAAAAAAAAGTAAGAGGGTAACAATGACAATTATACAAGGCGCAGAACTGATACAGCAACTCGTAAAAAACGGAGTTATTAGGGGTAAGGATACCCTTACAAGAGAAGTTTATGTGTACTTAGTTACCACCGCAAGGGATTACATTCTTTTTCAAAAGAAACAAGGTGGGGATATACTTACAACCAACGCATCGGTAGTAACCCAACCCAAAGAATACCAAATACAAAACAATACCGTTATTCTCCCAAAAGGATATAACATACAAGGTATCACTTCACTCGAATTGCTGACTAAAGGAGGTAATTATTTAGATCATTCAATATTTCCATTATACGCAGGTGCTAAAAATATAGTGGATAATATGTTTACCTATTACATTCCATTGGCAGGAAGTATCGAATTTAAAAACTTACCTTTTAATGCAGGAAAAGTAAGGATATATTCAGTAGCAGGTTCAGACATTAATGATAATGTAAGCAATGATATTATGTATTTAATCCTAAAAGAAGTAATGAAATTAGGACAAATGAGTGAAGAAAAACGAAAAGATACAAGTGCTGACGGAAACACTACCGATGATATTTTACAAGCACAAATCAGAACTCAAACCAATGTACCTAACCAAGTAGTGTAAACTTTAAAACAAACAAAATGGAAATTAGAGACTTTTACGGAAATGGAACAGTAATGGAAGAAACCGTTAAGGATATTGCTCCAAAAGTTCAAACTACAATCACAGTAAGAGATAAAGAAATTTATCGTGAATTGCCAGAGGGTGCAACTATTACCGAAGAAAATGTAGATATTGTAGTTGAAGAAATAGAAAATGGATGGATGAAAACCGTTAACCGATATTGCCGATTTATGAAAAAAGAAGTGGACGGTGAAGAAGAATACGATTCGTACTACAATACCAAGAAATACTATTCAAAAAACAAACCAGTTGATATAGAACTAACCTACGCAGTTTCGTAAAATGGCAATTTTAACTAACTATATAAAAGCAAGTGATGTAATTCAGCAACGATGTTTGCGTGATGAAGATTTTGCAATGAGCAAAGCACCCGTTTTATTGAGTTATTTGCCAACGGTATATAACGATTTAAAATTCGAGGGAACTAAAACAACCGTGTATCGAAAGTATTACATAAACAAAGAAAACAATACCCTTGCAATACCTAATGACTGCTTATTATTAGTAGCTGTTGGTTATGAGAATGAATGCGGTAGTATAGTAGGTATGTGGTATAATGATGGACTGCCAAGAGATATTTTATTTGAGAATAGACACGATTGTGGGTGTGATATTTGTGGTGATGAAAATAGTTTATGTTCAAGTGTCCGTGAATTTGATAATGTAGAACAAACCGTTGTTATATTTGGAGAACCTTATACTAACATAACCAATACCTCTATTTTAGATGATGGACGTATCTTGCAATACACTAAAACTTACATGGCATCTGATGGAAGTGGGGATGAAGAAGAAGTTATTTTTGTTGAAAAAACTGAACAAATTTGCTCATTGGAATTGTCCCCTTGTGGATGTATTGCCAAAACAGAAGATAACCAAAATAAGCTAAAGGATTTAGATAAGACTTGTTGCTCATTATCTACTAATTGCGGCACTTATGACAAAAAATGTTGCACCAATAAAGACCCTAATAGTTTTACCTTAGATATTCAAGGCAGACTGATAGTATTTTCTCCTAATTATTTAAAAGACTATGCCATTATTAAGTATGTCACAGCAGTCAATAGTGCAGGGGATTATCAAATTCCGTCATTGGCATTGGAAGCGGTATTAGCAGGGTTAAAATATTATTCCGAAAGTGAAAATCCCAAAGCAGCACCTTATACAAGAGGTCAAGGCGGTATGTATCATAAAATGTACACTGCCGCTATGAATAAATTTATAAAACGTATCCGTCCTATGCCTTATCAGAGGTATATGAAAGCAATGGGAGTTGTACCCGTTCATTTACGTCAAGGATACTTTAATACACCACTACTTTCATCTAATGTAAACAATAAAAAATACTAAATTGGAACAAGTTAATATCCCTAAATTCCCTGTCAAATTACAATTAGACGCTGCACATGAAAAGATGCAGGATATAGAAAGTAGGTTTCTAAAAAATGTCCGTGTACTTCAAAATGCAAACCCTAATAATACAAACCTTAGTGGTAACAATACTAAGACGGGTTCTAATGCAGGTAGTCAAACACCACTATTATCAAACAAATTAGTTGATAATGAATTTGTATTACCATTAGGGACAAATAAGACTATTGGAACTTATGAAAGTAAAGAGACAAATGAATTGTATTGGTTTGTTTGGAACTCAAATCTTCAACATACTGTAAACGTAATTGACGGGATTACCGAACAATGCTATACCGTTTTTAAAGGTAGTTGTTTGGAATTTTCACTTGATCCAAAATATGCAATACCCGAACACAAAGTCTATCTGCAACTAACTTACGATGCTACAATAATTGACGGGGAACAAGTAAAGACACTTCTTGAAAAGGAATTGATATTTACAGATGCCCTTAATAACGTAAGGCAAATAAATGTGTTTGCAAGTATAGGTAGTAATAGTTTCACAACGGATTATTTCAAACCCGTATTCCCTCATTACAATGCTTGCTGTGATTATATTACACTTGCACCAATAGCACCAATGTATTGCCCACAAGTAGAACTTATTAAAAGGGTTCAAGGTGCTGATGGTCATGCTATTGATAAAGAACTGCCAAATCAATTATTCAATAATCCGTTGCAAATTGCATACAACTTTGGATATGTTGATAATAGACCAAGTAGTGCAAGTCCCTATTCGACACCTATTATAGTTGGGGGGACTGATTGTGCTGACCAAAATCCTGAAACATTACCAAGATGTGCAAAAGTTAAGTTTTGGGCGGGTAATGCTTTTGTAAACCTTATTAATATTTATTTCAGAAGCGCACCTAATGGGAATTGGTATTTGTACGATACTATATTCAAACATAATTGCCCTGACGAAAACGTACATTGGTGGGAGCGTACAGAAGCGTGGAATGACTTTAATTACAACGAAGAAGATAACACCATTGAATATACATTTTGCGCAAATAAAGAATGTACACCAATAGACCAATCGCTATTTGAACACATTGAAAATAATATACCTTTTGCATCAGTAGCACTAAGTCCCGCAGGTAATAATCTATTACTCGCAAATACTTTAGTAGGTAGCGATAACCTAACTTGCGAACAAGTAAGTAGTTTTAGTATATCGGTTACACCGCAAGAAAGTGATGTTTGTGAAATACCAAAAAGGCAAATTAAAATCTACATGATTATCAGAAATGATAGCAATGATGGGCATGGACATGGTAATGAATGTCAGTTTTTATTTGGTAATTCAAAAGGTGGCAACCAACCTATTGATGGTAGATTTTACTTTGGCGGTTTTGGTTGGAGAAGAAACCCTGCAACTACACAAATGAGAGTAGCTATTGACGGTAGAAGTGGTTGGGATAGTTGGAAAGGGTATAAACAATATGTACCTTCAACAATAGAAGAACAAACAGGTGGTTTCGTAGGTTATTTAGCAGGAACAAACTTCGTTTCAATATCAAGCCAAGTAAAATATTTTGACGGTAATTGTGATGTAGAAGAATTAGGAATTATATATCGTGATTTATCTACAATGTATAATCCAAATGGAAGTTTTGATAGCCTTGTAGAAGCATTAAAAGATGGTGAATATCTAATACTTCAAGAATTTGTTTTTGAAGATGTACCCGCAGGAAAATATGTATTTAGAGTAGCAGGGCATAGGTCAGGAATGGATAACGGATTTGAACAAACAAGTTCATACGTTTATGGGAGTGAAGCAATAACACCATGTGCAGTTGAAAGTGGAGAATGTGTTACACCCGCAATAAGAAATGATTACGAATGGACTATTGACGTTTGCGAATGTGATTACAATAGTTTGAATGATGGTTATTTAATGAAGTTATTAGACCTTACTTATCCTGATTTTGAAAACGATTTAAGGAATGTAATTACATATAATTTCGTAAGAGAAGTGTATGTTTATGAAGATGAAAATAATTCAATCCCATTTGAAAAACAACAAGCAAACTTCGAGTTTGGGAAATTTAAAGACAAAATAACAGGAATTGATGTAACCGTAGATGGATTTGAAGTTGGTGGTGTACCGTTATTATTAATAGACCCATTAACAACGAATATAGCAGGAATAGGATTCCCCATACCATGTCCACCTGCCCCTTTATTACCATTTGCAGGTATGTTAGATACGCCAAGTGGAGTAGAAAATACAACATTAAGAATTACAGACCATAACGGATTTGTATTTCATAGAGAACAATTTTGGAGATGGAGATTATTTTTTAATGTGCTTAATTGTTTACCTTTTGACATGACAGCGCAATTTGGAGAACCTACATTAGGAACATTTAGCATTACTTATACGGATAAATGTTATAACCTTAATTTTAAAGATGTACAAGTAGGGATAACAAAAGTTCAACCACCTGTAACACTATTGAATAATAAAGGGTATAAAGGTTTATTGGGTACAGTATCAGTAAGTACAGGTACAGCAGATGATGAGTGCAATAGATACCTAATAAAAGGTAATTTAAAAGATACAGACGGTAATGCTTTAGTAGGTGCAAATATTGGATATACAGGTAGCCAATTCGTAATGACTGATGGGTTTGGTAATTTCAGTTTGATAGCACACCAAAATACTTCATTTGATAGAAGCGATTATTTCATTATTAGTAATGTAGGTAGTGCTTGTACCATAGTATGTGTAGATAGTGAGGACTGTACGTTATGTTGTGAAGATACATACCAAGAAATAACTTTAGATGATACTCCTTGTGTATTATGTGAAAAGTTAGAAATTGATATGGGTGATTTCGTATTTAAGAAAATTAACTTTCCCGATAGAGGATTAAAAGGTAGATATGGTATTGGAGGTGTTGGTTGGGATTGTTATGGACGTATTGTAACAGGGGGTGTAAATATTATAGATTATATTAATGTGCCTGAATGTTGGACTAAACACCCACTTATTTCATGGTCATGGGATGGACTTAATCTACTACCACAAGAAGTTAAATACTTTTCATTCTACATGACCAAAAACCTTAATGGTAATTATATTCAGTGGGTAGCAGATGCCTTTGATTTACTTGATGAAAATGGCAATGTAACCACAAATAGAGGTAAAGCAGTAGCAGTAGCAGTAGATATGAAATCATTGCTACAATACAACATAATAAACAAATTCAATACCCTTGCAACCTATCAATTTGTAGAAGGAGATATACTTAAAATTATTGACGATTGTGATAATCCAATATTTTACAGAATAACGGGGACTACCTTTGGAACTCCCGAACAAACTGCACTTGAACAAGAACTTACAGTAACAAACAATGTAGGGGATACGGCAACTACTAAAACTAATTATGCTACCGCAAACGGAAGTACTATTATCATTCCTTATGATGGACAAATAGATGCTTTATTAGAAAGTTGTGGGATTAAGATTGAAATTGACAGACCCTATGAATGTCAAGACAACTCATATCCGTTTTTTGAATTATGCTGCATGATACCCGTTTACGAAGGAGTGCCAATGGATCATTTTTGTTGTGATGGAGGTAGTGGCGAAAGTGGCGGTTCGGGTAGTGGTTCGGGTAGTGGAGATTTAACGGGTTGTGTACTTAACGCATTTGACACTTATAAGATTTTCAGAAACATACCTCGAATATCTGATTGCAGTGCAAACCCTGACGATGACCCTTACTTCTCAAATAATGTAACTGATTTTTGGGGTGCAGGTGTAGGTAGTTTTGGTAGGATAGGTGCAAGAAATCCATACGCACAAAGGATATGGGAACAAAACAGAGTAGCAAGAAGTCAGGCATGGATAAATAATGGAATCGTAAACGGACTTGCGACATTTTGGAATGAGAACGTAAAAGATTACGATACTCAAAACTTCGGGGGCATACAAGCGATGTACGCATTCAGAAACTTTGTTGGATTTATCTGTACGCAGGACTTCTTTGCAGCAGACTACAACGTACCTTATCTTTATAATGATGGTGAACAAATCAGGGTAACTTCACTTGACAGAAATTTAGGCGAACCAAAACAGAAGTCAGGAATGAACTATGGATGTTTCCAAGATAACACAAGCAGCATAGTTTTCAATGACGGATTAGCATACTACTATTCACAGAATGAGTATATCATGTGTGATTTTAATACTGCTATTGACATAGGAAAAGACGGAGTGAAAAGTTGGATGATAGATAAAAACAAATATCTTCAAAACTTCAACAAAGCAATAGCGGATCAGGGTGCTTATGATTACTTTTTATTTGAAGTAATTTCGGGTTATGACCCTATGAATGACGAAGTAGTAACAACAGTAAGACCAAGAAACGGGTTATCTCAAAATACCAAGTCATTTGTAAATGAAAATAGAGATATTAGGATAGAAGTAGGGGAAACTATTGTGTATAACGCTATTTTAAAATCATGGGTTAATTTTAGAGGGTATGTACCCGAATACTATGGCAAACTCAAAAATGCCAAAAGCGGTATGCAGATGTACACCTTTGTATGTGGATTGCCCTATCAGCATAATAATCTTCAAGGAACGTACGGTACATTCTATGGGCATAAACAAACACCAGTAGTTGAAGTATTGGTAAATAATACCGACAGCAAAGTAAAAATATACCTTAGTGCCTCACAAGAAATATTGCCACAAACAATGTTTGTGGATAGGATAATGTCAGAGGAAGTTAATTCACTTTCGTACCTACCAATGCCCTATTGGACGAAAAAGGAAAATATCTTTTACGGGGCATTTTGGAGGGACATGGCAAGCTATTGGGATGCTAACTATATGCAGGAATCAACCTATTTTGAAGGTAAGAGAATATTCGGTAAATTTGCATTTATGAGATATGTAAATACATACGATAATTCAGATAAGTACTTTGCATTAACTCATTTTTGGACTTTAGTAACAGGTAGTGAACTTTCTATGAAACCACAAATCGCTGCACCAAACCAACAAGGACAATAACATGGCACTAATTACATACTTTGAACCAAATTGGGAACGAACAGTAAGGGCGGCATACGCTGAAAGTAAAAGCAATGCAATTACAGATGCAGCAGTGCAAAATATAGGTTTTTTAATTAAAAATAATTGCTATCTTTACAGAGTAGAGGACACTTCAAACGGTAGTTTTATTGGTTTTGTAGTATATGAAGGGAACGGAGTACCATTGTTAAATTACAATGGAGATTTGATACCAAAAGCAGGACACATAAGGCCGCAGTTTGAAGTTCAACCTATCATAGCAGAGTATAATTATATCTTAACAACAACCGTAAACAATAATATTTAACAATGTGGGGGGCCATAATTCAACTTATCGCAGGTTTAGGGACAGCAGGATATAACGCCTACAAAGCCAATAAAACCAAAAAAGAACTTAAAGACTTAGGTGATGTTGACTATACTATACCACAAGGATATGGAGATAATGTAGGAGTTACAGCAAATGAATTAGCGCAAGGTGGGATAGATGCAGATACTCTAAATAAAATATTAGGACAATACCAACAACAATTTGCAGCATCTTCTAATTCAGTTTTACAAGCGGGTGGAGGTGTTAACGACATTGCTAAATTATACGGAAAATTTAATGACAGCGTAACTAAATTAGGGGTTCAAAGTACAGCATTAAGAAACCAAAAATTAGAGAATTACTTACAGTCCGTATCTACTTATGCAGGACAAGGAGCATTGCAATGGAAACTTAACCAATACGATAGAAACCGTAATGATAAAGCAGCAGCATCGGCAGCACTTCAAGGTTTTAATCAGGGGACAAATAGCGGGGTAAACATGGCAGTTCAAGGCGGTGTAAACTTAGGAAATTACTTAAATTCACCAAGCGTAAATACAAACCAAAGTCAATACAATGACATGGTTAAGAAAGCATTTGCAAGTGAAACAGACCCCGTTTTCTATAATAACAATTTTGGTAACCCGCCACTTGCAAGCACTCAATACGCAAACCAAAACCAAGCAAACAACGCTATTGATATAGGCGGTATGAACAATGTAAACCAAATGTGGAATTTTTAAAATGGCATACACGGAACAAACATTTACGAATTTAGGCAGTGTACAAGCCCCCGATGCAAGTCAATCAACAGCATTTGCAGGTAGTACCCCATTTGCATTTTCAGAAGGTACTAATCAACTACTTAACCAAGTAACACAACAAGCGGTAAAGAGAAGGGAAGATGAAGTAAAAATGTACAATGATAATCTGCAAGCAGCGTTATCAAAAGCAAGTAACATAGCAGAAGGTTTGTCAGCACAAGATTATGATGAAGCAAAATCTAAATCTAAAAAGGCAATTAAATACATTTACGATAATCCTCAAATATTATTAGGCAAAGACCCCGAAAAGTCAAACGAATTTAATAATATGCTTGTGGACATTGCATCATACACGCAACTCTCAAAAGCAACAAAAAAAATAGAGGATAACTACAACGACCTCATTAAAAAAGATAGTGATTGGAATAACGAAGTGAATAATTATTATTTACAACAATACCGAAATACAACAGACCCTAACGAAAGGGCAAAAATGGCTTTTACTCCAATTAAAAATCCATTAGGTGATTTCCAAACATTAGTAGTACCTAAACTTCAACAAAACGCACCGATAGAAACACGCACAGAAGTTGACCCTAATGATAAAGGTAAATTAATTGTTTACCAAGATAAAATATTTGATGAAGGTGTTTATAAAGAAGCATTCAAAAACTACAACGGGGCGTATCTTACAGAAGAATGGAATGTAAGACCTGACATTCAACAACAATATGCTACTCCTGACGAATACATTGAATTTAAGGCAAAAGAAACATTCGTACCAAAAGCAACAAGCAAAAGCAGTGTTACCAATAATGTATCTTATGTTGAAGGTAAAAAGAACGAAAGAAACCAAGCAAGTATAGAAGGTAGGGCAACAGAAGGAGAAGCAAACCGTAATAACAAAATAAGGTTACAGGAATTAAAAGAAACCCAAACTTCAACTAATCCACAATACAAAAATATTGCACCTATACTTAATAATATAGACGGTTTTGAAAGTAATGTAATGAAAACAGTTGAAGCTACCCCCGCAATTGAAAAAATGACAGGTATAAAACAATACAAAGAGGTAAATCCTGCATTTATAAACGAAACAATTATTAAAGGAGTTTATCCAAATGGCGCAAGTCAATACGGGGATGCTTATGGAAAATTGTATATCGTAACGGATGCAAAAGGTAATTCATACTACGCTCCTGCAAAGGAATTATTCAAAGTTAAGGGCAAACCTGCAACAAAAGAAGAATACGAAGCGGCACAAAAAATATCACCTACCTCAGTTTCAAAAGAAGTGCTACCAAACAACGACAAAGGACGGCAATACACCAAAGAAACATTATTAGGTAGTGCAGTTGATAATACTGGTAATGGTAGATTTGAGTATGATATTTGGAAGAAAAATAACCAAGAAATACAAACCTTAGAAACGGAAGTTAACAAACCACAATCAGTACAAAAGCAAACATATAAATATCCCAAAATAACAGGGTATGTAGAAGAACTTAAAAATGATGGAATTGGCATAGGTTCAATAGATACAGGTGGGCATAATAAAGGCTCTTTACATGGCAAAACATTGGCAGTTGATTTGCCTGCTTCTAAGAATGGTGGAATTGAAGGGCTGAAAACATTATTGCCAAAATTAAGAGAAAAATATCCCGAATTGGATATTGTAGATGAAATTACAAAACCAACAGGACAAAGCGTTTGGACGGGGGCGCATATTCATATCGAAATGGACGGAAAAAAAGCAAATTTCCCAGAAGTACAAGTAACAACAACAAAAAAAGATTGGAGTAAATACAAAAGATAATGCCAATAAAAAAAACATATCAGTTAGGTAATGAAAAGTTTGATATTCCCGTAGAGGAAACACAGGCATTTTTAGCAGATAATCCCGATGCAGTAGAACTAAGTAGCTTTGTTGTTGGGAAAGATACGTTTGATATTCCTTTGCCCGAAGTTGAATCTTTTTTAGCAGATAATCCTGATGCTAAAGAAACATTTGGCGCAGTAAAAAAAAAAGAAACTCCGATACTATCACCGAACAAACCAAAAGCAGAATATCCTATCGCAAGTGGTTTATCAAGTGGCTCAATACCTCAATCACCTACACAAAGTACCCCAACGGTACAAAGCAATGGACAATCACAAAAAAGTAGTTTTTGGAAGGATGCTATAACAGCTACTAAAGAAAATATTGCCCAACAAGGGAAAGTAAATAGACCTATTAAAGAAGATATTTTTACTCAAAATATATCAGGTGTAAAATCACCTATTGAAGTTGCAAGTAAGCCACAAAAGAAAGCAATAAAAGTTAATCTTAATGAGCAACAACAAAAAGAAGAAGATTACAAGCAGTCGTTACGAGATAAAATAAATTCAGGCATACCATTAGATATAGAAGAAACTAAATATGTAAAAAAAGCATTTGGGAAAATTGCACCACAAATAGGTAGTTTATCTGTTGCGGAAATTAATCAAGGGTTATTTGATGCAAACAAAAAAAATACACAACAACGTAGGGATGAATTGCTCAAAGAACATGAATTTGCTGATGTAAATAATAGAATAAAAAATGGCGAAGTAAGTAAAGAAGATTTACAGATAGCACAGGATAATGGGTTAATCCCACCATTTTTAAAATCAGAACAAGCCGAACAACTAAGGGTTAATTGGAATGCTGATATTAAAAATGCTCATGCTGAAATAGATAATGCGCTTTCAAATAATATATCATCAATAGTCCAAAATCAACAAACAGAAAACGATAGGATTGACGCACTTAAAGCAGGTATCCGTTCTGAAAATTATTATCGTAAAGAAGATACGCCACAAAGGATTGCTCATATAAAAGATATGGAAAATGAGTTATTCCAACTTGAAACTAAAAGAAAAAGAGAAGATGATTACCTAAACTCATTAGTTGATAATACTATCAAAGAAAGTCAAAGAGATATAATGATGATGGGTGGTTTTGAATTTGACAAAGATAATCGTGGATTGCTTACTGAAAAAGGGCGTGCAGAGGTGGCAAAAGCAGTAGAAGATTATGTAGCAAAACAACCAGCAAGTAAACAGTTTTTGCTTAATTATAAAAATATCCGTAAAGAATCTTCACTAAAGTATCTCGTATCTCCTCTCATATCATCTCAATTCAAAACATCTGACGTTACAAAAGGAAATGCTTATTTAGAAGAAGTTGTCGCAAGGACAGCGGAAATATTGCCAAAGTATTTTAAGAATTACTACAAGTCAGTAGATGAAATTTCAAAAGACTTACCAAAAGAAGCAAAAGGACTTGTAAAGCAAGTCGCTGGAATAGAAGGTGGTACATTTGATAATAATTTTCGTCCAAAATTACTAAATGAGCAAGAAAAAGTAGCAGCAGTCAATACATTGAAATTCATGGAAATGAAGGGAGATGTAGATAGTCAAAATGCAAAATTTGAACAAGTAGTAAACACGCCACAAGTCAAATCGGTATTAGGGCAAGAGTTAACAGACCTTGAAAACAAATACAATAATAAGGAGATAAATGGCGCAACTTTCAAAAACGAAAGACTTAAATTATTATACCTTAATCCTCAAACAAAATCATTAGCAGAACAATATATACAATCAGTTACAAATGCACAAAATAAGTATGAAAAAGACGTAAATGATTATTTAAAATCTATTCAGCCCGATTTTGCTAAATATACTAAAATTGATAATAAAGGAAATATAGTTTCTATTGCAGGGATGAAACCTGAAAAATTTGCATCCGTAATGACTGAATTGCAAAGTGCAAAACAAGTTTCAGAAATAAATGCAACTAAAGAAGTAATACAGGATAGAGAACAGAGAGGTAATGAAGCAATGGGTGAACCTACTGATATGAAAATAATCCAACAAGGGTTTACGTCAGGATTAAATAATATGTACACCGCAAGGGCAAAATGGCTTTATGACCAAACAGGCATTGACTTTTTTAATGATGCAAGAATAGGTGGAGAAATGGTTTTAAATACTGCAAATCAACCTAACGAAAGTACATTTGCAAAGGACAATTTTACATTAGAAGCAGGAGATTGGATGGGTGCATTGAATCCTGCTTATATACTTCATACAGCATCTTCAAGCGCACCGTATATGATGGAAGCGATGGGTACAGGAATAGGCATAGGCGGTATTGCTAAAAATGTGCTATTAGAAGCAGGATTAGGAGAAGGAGTAGCATTATCAAGGTCGGGTAGATTAATTCAAAAATCACTTGCAGGGGCAAGCGGTGGTAGTCAGGATGCTTTTAGTACAATGGTATCAAACTATAATGATTTAGTTAAAGAAGGATTTAGCGTTAAAGATGCTGATAGAATTTCAAAAGAAGCATTTGTAAAAGAGGTAGTACCTGATATGTTATTTAGTGGAATTGGGATGGAAGGATTATTTAGGGCAACTGCAAAACCAACATTAAAAAATGTACTTAAAAGAACTGCTACAACATTTTTAGAACAAATACCCGAAGGCGCACAAGAAGCTATACAAGGGTATGCTTTAGAAGATGCGAAAGGAACAAAAGAAAATATATTCAATTATGCGTTAGAGGATAAGGATGGTTTTAATAATTTGATGGGTGGTTTTTCAGGTGGATTAGGAAGCGGTACGGTAGTATCGGCAGTAGGATTGGCAAAAGATACATACGGTTGGAATAAACTTTATAATATTTCAACTTCTGATATGCAAGATGCAGTAAGATATAGTGCAGTTGCAAATATGGTAAATAATCCTTCGGATATAAAATCACAATCAGCATTAGACATGATGAAATTAAGCATGGATGATTACCGAAAGGTGTATATGGAAACTCCCGAAACGGATAAATTAGCAAAAGACAAGGCACGTCAAGATTATTCAAATTCATTAAGAACTTACGCCTATGCCAAAGAGTATAATAGGCAAGCACAAAAATCTAATGTAGAGGACATTCACGCTGATTACAAAGCACATAACCGAGCAGTAGCAAACTCGTATCAAAAGTTAGCTGATAATGCAGAAGAAGCAAATAAAAAAACATACCAAAAACAAGCTGACCATTATACTCAATTAGCGGACAAAGCAGAATACGGACAGCAAACTCCTATCTATGCTTTTGAAACTAATACAGGTAGAGTATTCATTACAGAAAGCACAGCTAAGACACTCGCAGAAGGTAGTATTTTAGATAAAAACGATAAGTTTAATGATGCAGTAAAGAATGGAGTAATTACAGGAATACAGGTTATTGATGATAGCGAAACCAATAAAAAACTTACTGAAAAATTTGCAGAAGCACAAAAGAAAAAAGCACCACCGATAGCACCAATCATTTCAGAAGAACAAGAAAATCAAATAGATAATTCAAATACCACACAAGGAATAGGAGTAGTTGAATCTAATGGTAAATTCACTGTTGTTAATCCTAATGGAACTAAAGAAGTATTTGATACAAAAGACGAAGCAGATGCGAGAGCATTGGAAATAGCAAACCCTAAAACTGAAAATAAAGCAGTAGAAAATATAATATCTATTGAGGACAGAAAAAGAAAAGATTTATTTCCTGACGAATCAGAATTTGCAGATGTTATCGGAGAAAGCGGTAAAAATTCAAATATATCATCATACAGAGAAGTGAACGGTATTGGAATATCTGAATATACTAATCCTGATAACGGTTTGGTTGATGTAATAATGTCAGGCACATCAGATAACGACTATGTAGGATACGTTAGAATTTATGAAAACGGTAAGCCGACAGAAAGGTGGACTTCTAAAATGGAGAACAAGTCAGGCAATAAAGAGAATTTTAAAACTATGATTTCGGAAGTACAAAAATTACTTCCACAAGGGCATGAATATACCGAAAAGACAAACATTTCATTAGACGGATTAAGAGTTTATGCCAATCAATTAAACAGAGGATATGAAATTGCTACCGATGAAAATGGAGATGCTATAACAAACAATGTAGAATTAAATAACGCTACATTAGAGGCATTACAGGGGGCAAAAACAGAAAGCGAAGTAAGTAGTTTATACGACAAAAAAACAGGCATAACTAAAGAAGAATTTGATAAAATAAAAGATAAAATAAATTCTCTTATTCCTAATACAAGGGTACTATTCAATTCTTCTAATGGTTCTGTCATAATAAAATTACCTGTACTAAAATCTAAAACCCAAAATGCTACACAAAACACAGAAATTGCAAGTGCAGAAAGCACAACAACTATTGGACAAAACGAATTGCCCCAAACGGAAGGAACGGTTAATGAAAATGTTACTGAAACTCAAAAACCTATTTCAGCAACATTAGAAGGTAAACCTATAACCATTGAAAAAACAGAAACGGGTTACACCTACACCACCGCAAAAGGAATAGTAGAGGAAGTTTCAGAAACAGAACACCAAGAAAATATTGCAGACAACTCATTGGTTATACCAAAAACTACGCCTGATGAAAAAATAGTAAATGATAATACATTTACAAGGGATGATATGAAGTCAGTATCTGACGGTACAGGACTAGCCAAGAAAGGTGCTGAGGTAATGACAACTGACAAAGTAGAATCTAATTTAAGAGTAGGCGATAAGGTTACATTTTTTGCAGAAAAAGAAAGAAGTGGGGTATGGGATGGAAAATCAATAAAAGACAAAGACGGAAATCCTTGGGGGGTAATGGGTATTTTAGCAGATACTAATGGATGGATAAGAAATGATACTAAAATTGAAGAATCTAAAAAAGAAGCAGTAGTAAGCAGTACGGATGCTATCGAAGTACCCACAACCACTGATACGCCTACTGCTGAAACTGCAACCAAAGGAGAACCCGAAAGAATATCACAACCTATTGAATTAGACCCAAACATTACATCACCATTAAATACAGAACAAGATGCCATTCAAAAGTCAGAAACAGAGGGCGGCGTGTTACGCACAGAACAACCCAAATTGGAACTGCAAAGCGTGGGAGAAGGAAACACCCAAGAGCAAACCGCTACCACAGAAAGTGAAGCCAAAAAAGAAACCATAACTCCTATTCAAAGAATAACAGGTAACAAAGATGCAGTAACATTAAGTGGGTTAACAGAAAAAGAAAGGCAACAACAAATTGCAGAAAGAGATAACAGTTTAAAACTTTCAAAAGAAAAAGAAGCTGAAAGTAATTTAGCGGGACAAGTACGAAGGTTTAATGAAATGCGCAGGAATGATGCCAAAAGACCAAGATTACTTAATGACATTAGAAAAGCATCAACGGAACAAGGATTTGAAGTTAAGTATGACGGTAAGGGAATTGAGGTATTAAAGAAAACCAAAAAAGGCAAACCGACTAAAATAAACTCTTATTCATCAGAAGTGGGCAGACGTAGCACAACTAATGAAAAAGCATTGCATGAAAGAAGTGAAGCGGTACAAGACCTTTATGTGAAATTAATGGATTTGGGTATTGATTTGGATTTAAGAAATTCAGACGATAATAGTCGTTTTTCTGAATCACAAATAGAAAGTGCAATAACAGATATTGAAAATGGAATACCAAGCAGACAAGCAAATGAAATATTAAACAAAGTTGAAGCATTAGCGGAAACGGGTAAATTAGAAGTAGGTGATAAAGTAAGTGGGTATAAGTCAATTCCTATTGATGAATTAATTACAGAAGCAGAAGAATTAAGAAGCGAAGAACTTTTTAAAGACCTTACAAATGATGAAGTTTTTGAACTTTACTCAAACGAATTACTTGCATCAAACGAAACCGATAACATTATAAACCAAGAATATGAAAGAATTAACAATGAAGGAGCAGTTTCAAGCACTCCCGAAACAAGCACAACAGACAGCAGTACAGCAAATGAAGAAACATCTGATGAAAAAGGAACTAACGAAGCGACTTATGAAACAAAAGAAACAGATGTAGTTGAAAGCGCATCCAAAAATATATTTAACGAAACAAAAGAAAGCATCAGCAAAAAAATAAAATCAGTTCAAGAAAAAATATCAAAAGCGATAAATGATGGGATAAGTAAGTGGGGTTCTAAAAAAGGGTATTACGGGGAGGAATATGGAGATCAAAACGAAAAAGAAATTAATATCCCTAATTATACTTTTTCCGATAAGAGAAATGTAGAAGGTTCTGAATATAAAGAAGATTTCGATAATTATAGAAAACTAACAACAGAAGCTCAGAAGTTACATGAGTTATTGGATGCTGTGAATCCAAAATTAGAATCAGAAAGTTCAAAAAACCTAAAGAAAAGGTTAGGTAGTATTGCCTTTAATTTTAGTTCTAATTCAGATACGGATAAAATACTTTTATCAAAAGAGGTAGATAATATTCTTAAAGAGTTAGAAAGCAGAGACGAAAATGTTGATGGAGAAAAACTGTTAAGCGATTATTACAATGCGGATGCAGATGAATCGCAAATTCAACAAATGAAAAATAATTCTGCTGAAATAACAGAGTTGATTAAATCAAATACGCCCACAAAACTGATTGGAATAGTACCAGAAAAAATATCAGAATCATTTGATAAACTTGCTGATAAAATATTAGCATTAAGGTCAAAAGGAGATAGCCTAAAAACTGATATTACTTTAGGACTTAAAGATGCCGCACTAACAGAAATAGCATCTCTAATAAGAGATATTGGTACAGTCGCAGACAAGGTAGCAGAGGTGATAAAAGCTATCAATAAAGTACTTTCAAAACCCGAATACAAAGACCTAAATAAAGATGAAATTAGGAATGAAGTTTTATCTGCCATTAATCCTATCAGCGATGCAAATAAAAAGTACTTAGACGGGGTAATTAAAAATATCGAAGATGGCAAAACTACTCTCGAAGAAGAAATAAAAGACATTCAAGACGACCTACCTAAAAGGTACGCTGACAAATACATAAAATACCTCAATGATAATTATACACCAAAACAAGAAAATAAAAAAGAAAAAACCGATAACACCAAAACCGAAGCCAAAGAAACAGAAGTATTAAGCGAAGAAGATAATCAAGCAGGCATAGCACATAGACTGACAGAAGAAACAAGGAAAGAATTAGGATTGCCAGAATATGAAAAAGAAACGATAACTGATGCCGAATTGGATGGTATGGCTGATGCTGAAATTAAAAACGGGTACAATATTAAAAAGTTAGTTACTAAAATGGCAAAAGGGGTATTACCTACTGCCTTAGAACAAACTATAATGAAAAAGTATCTTGCAAGTTTGGAAGCGCAGATAGAAAAAAATCCTACCAATGAATCAATAAACGATTACAAAACAGCCGTTGAAGCGAGTGATGCAATAGGTTCAGAAATAGGTAGAAGTCTTAGAAGCAGGAGAGGTGGTATCATTAAAGATGATAGTATTGCTGCATACTTTTTAACTGAATTGGAATCATCGGGTGTTGACGAATTAACCGAAGCGCAAAAGAACAAAGTACAAAAAGAGTTCAACGATATTCAGGAAGCGAACAGGAAATTACAAGAAAAAATAGCACAGTTAGAAATTGAAAATGCTAAAATATTGGCAGACAAGGCTATTGCTAAAGAAGCAAAAACAAAGTCTAAAAAAGAAGATTTAAAGAAGCAAAAAGAAGATATTAAAGAATCTATCAAGCAGAAACTAAAAGAAGCAAGAAGCCAATTAAGTTCTACCCCTGTACCGTATCTGAATGAAATATTAGCAATTACACCTGATGTTGCTAAATTAGTAAAAGTATATGCAGAAGAAGGGATTATCAAATTAGACGAAATTGTAGATAATATCCATGCTATTATTAAAGAAAATTCAGACAACATAACTAAAAAAGATATTATAGATATTATAGCGGGTAAATACAATGAAAGAAAACAAACCCGTTCTGATATTGCAAAACAACTTTTAGACCTTAGAACACAAGCTAATTTAGTCGGCAAATTAGAAAGTTTAGAAAATGGGATTGAACCTAAAACCGAAACTAAAAAAGTGGAAAGGAATAAGGAAATATCTTCTTTGAGAAAAAAAATAAATGAGAATTATCTTACTAAATTATCCTCTGCAAAAAATACTATTCAAAACCAAATTGACAAACTTAGAGAAGATTTAAGCACAGGAAACTTTTTAGATAAACAAGAAAACCAAGAACTTAAATTAGACAAAGAAGCTATTGCATTAAAAGACGAATTGATTAAGTTGAAGAAAGAAAGAGATATTAGACTTTTAAGGCAACAATATCAAAACAGGTCATTAAAGCAGAAAGCAGTTGATTCTTTTTTGGAGATAATTAATGTGCCAAGAACAATAATGAGTTCAATGGATTTTTCAGCCCCTTTAAGACAGGGGTTAATTGCAAGCATATCCCACCCCACAGTTGCATTTAAAGCATTTGGGGAAATGTTCAGGCAAGCGGTTTCTCAAAAAAGATTTGACAGGTGGTTTAATGATATTCGAGAAAGCGAGTTATTTGAAATAATGGAGAAAAGTGGTTTGTATGTAGCTGCCCCTCACGACCTTAGATTATCTGCCAAAGAAGAACAGTTTATGAATAATCTTGCAGAAAAAATACCGTTCATTGGGGGTGCAGTAAGAATACCTCAATCAGTACCATTAATAGGGGGTAAGAAAATTGGAGGATTAATAAAAGGCAGTGAACGTGCGTATGTATCTTACTTAAATAAAATGAGAGTAGATTTATTTACACAAGGCGCACAGGTATTAGAATCAATGGGTAAGACTTATGATAATAGTCCTAAAGAATATGAAGGTCTTGCAAGTTTTGTAAATAACTCAACAGGTCGTGGTAAATTAGGTGCTATTGAATCCGCAGCACCAATATTAAATTCAGTATTCTTTTCTCCAAGATTAATTGCATCGAGGCTTAACTTATTAAATCCCTTGTACTATGCTCAATTACCACCATACGCCCGTAAAATGGCATTAAAAGATATGACTAAATTTATAACTTTTGGTGTTACATTATTGGCTTTAATAAAACAAACGTGGGGGTGTCCTGATGATTGCCCCGAATGTACAGATTGCGCCAATATCGAATTAGACCCAAGAAGTACTGATTTTGGCAAAATACGAGTAGGTAATACAAGGTATGATGCATGGGGTGGCTTTCAACAGTACGCAAGGATAATAGCGCAAATGATAACGGGGGAAGCAAAATCTTCAACAACGGGTAACGTCAGAAAAATAGATGGTGAAGGTTTGTTTGGCAAGGATAGAGCCGATGTTTTAGGATCATTTTTTAGGGGTAAATTAGCACCTGTTCCTGCATCTATTTTAGATATTGTATCGGGTAGGAATATTATTGGAGAAAAAGTAGATGCAAAAATGATAGCAGAAAGAACCCTATTACCTCTAATATACAGTGATGTTAAAGAAGCAGTAAATGAGCAAGGAATTAAAGCATTAGCAACAGTAGGATTGCCCGCAGCATTTGGTATCGGGGTAAATACATATACTCCAAAAAAATCAAAATACGATAAAGAAGAAACTAAATGATTATAGATACGCCATATAATTTCGGGGATATAGTTTTCTTAAAAACAGACATTGAGCAAAACGAAAGAATGATAACTAAGTTCTCTATTGAAAGTCCTACACTAATACAATACGAACTTAGTTTTGGTGCTTTTGTTTCATGGCATAATGAGTACGAATTTGAAAGAGAATTAAGCCTATCTAAGAAATTTGGCAGTTCTGATTAATAAGTTTCCATTTCCTTTTTAGCTTGTTCTTGCTGAATGTTCAGTTCTGTTTTTTGCTGATTTTCCTGTAAACGATTTTGATTAGTTTTATCCTTAACCTCAATTTGTCCTTGTGTTTTTAATTGAGTTTCTAAGGCTAATATCCTTGCTTCTAATGCAGCATCTTCTTGTTTTTGTTGGGATGCAATTTGTATCGCTTGCGCTTGTGCTGCTTGTTGTTGCTGACCTTGTATTTCCATTGCACGTTTGGCATTCTCGATATTTATCCTTTCTTGTTTTCGGATAGACATAGTAACAAACGCTTTTGCAAGTTTGAAGTTTGGAATATCTTGCGCTTGCAAGGTAGTTCCTTTTGGTACTACTCTTGTCGCTTCATACTGAACACATAACGCCATTAGTTGTATTCTCTCTTGCGTGGAGGGTGCGTTTTGAATTTGCAGGGTACATCTTTGAATAGGCATATCTTTATACACTTCTAACCACACAGTACCTTTAGTTCCTATGAGTGCTTTCATTTCTTCTGCACGTTCTGTTTCGGGTTCTCCGTTCTTATTAAATTCAGTAATCACTTGCTGATTATAGTACAGCATTCTTTGTCCGAATTGTTTAAGGGCAAACGTATATGCTTCTTCAATACTTGCTGTACTGTAATCACTTGTTTGGTTTGCTAATTCAGTACCTTTTTGTGTTTGTCGCGGTTTTGGGTCTTGACCTAATCTACTTGCAGGTACGCCTAATGCCATAAGCATTGTATTATACACACTAAACATTTCCTGCATTAAACCTTGCAAATTAAGAAGGATTTTATTTTCCATTATAAACGTAGGTCTATCCAACCTTTGTTCGTCATTATCTCCTGACCTTAATTTGAATACACCTCTACCTGTAAGTACATAGTTTCGGATAATCTTTTCAGTAATGCCCTGTAAACTTAGACTTGTAATATCATGCCCTTGTTCTCTCATTAAATCTTCTTCTTCTGCTTTGATTTCTTCTGCAAGTTCACGGATAGTTTCTTCTGCAAATGCTACACCCTCTGGGATAAAGTTTGCAAGTGTATTAAGATATTGATTATACAAAATGTTCAACCTTAAAAAGTCCCCTTGTTGAGCATCATAGAAACTTTGACGCTGCATATCCTTGTAGATAATAAGACTGAAATCTGCATTTTGAAGATTAGTGCCGTGCCTGTACATATCCTGCAAGTCCCCTAAGTCAAAGATAAAACTTTCTTCATTATCAACTTTAAATCCACTAATTAAAGGGAGGTAGTAGAACTTTTTAATTGTATCGTAGTACTTATCTGTTTTTTCATCATAGACGTGCTTTTTAACTTCAAAGTATCCTAATTGAATATAAGTATTCATTAAAGCGTAATTGTAAGCATACCAATTATTGTACATCCCATTAGGGGTAAATGTATTTTGGAATTGGTAGGCAACGGGGAACTCACTTCTTGTATTGTAATACATATTTCTATTTGTTTCATAGACAAGTTTGCAAGTTTCGGGACTTAATTTGCCGCCTACCATTTGCATAAAAGTTGACCATGTAACGGTTTGAACATAGTACCAATAATCCATATCAGCACCATTACGTCTGTAAAAGTTTGAAGTATAGATAGCAGCAGGGTCAATGTATTGAACCATAGGTAATCCCGTGACTACACTTGTGTAAAAACGATAAGTCAAAGCATTAACTTTCATAAAGTCGCTTATGATTAAGGGACTTACATTAGTAAGGAAATCTGAACTATTAAGGTAGAACGATATAAGTTCCTCATGTGAAATTTCCACACCGTCCTTTAGCATATCTGCTTCATTCAGCAAGTTAAAATCCATATCGTCAACTGCTTCATTTTTAATGCTGTCAATCAGACTAAGGGATTCATTTGCTATTTCATTTCCTTCTTCATCTATTTCGAGGTTGGTATCTTCATCATACGGTGCTTCATTAGTCATTTTTTTTATGTAGTTGACTACTTCTAATAATGCCCGTCTTGTTTTGATTTTAAGTTTTTGCTTTTCTTTTTTGGAAACGGATAGTTTATCACTACCACTCCCTACTTTTAATTCAATAGGCATTCCCTCAATATTCTTTTGGATAATCATATTGACTGCATGAACTAATGGGGAAATCCTCCAATCAGTACGCATAAGGTCTGCCTTTTGAGATATTGGAACATTCTCATTAGGTTCAAAATATCTTTTCATTTCCGCTTCATCCCCAATTCCTAAATCAATGCCACGATATTTTGCTAAAGGCTGTGCAAATGGACTTGAATTAGTATAGATATACGCCCAACTAAGGAACTGTGCCGCCCACCTTTCATCTACTTCCATGTAAGCATCAGCGATAATATTTTGTGGGTTTATTGATGGATTACTCGAAGAACTGTTATTTTCTGAGGATTTTTTTGCCATAAAAAAAATATTTATGTAAAAATAGCATTTTTCTGTAAATTTGTGCATGATAATTTCAATACCATACAGTTACATTAATGGCATACCCGTTGGGGATTGCGGAGTACAAAACCTAACTATTGACCTTACGGGATACCCGTTATGTACTGATAAGTATTTTGAATTAAGGATAGTATCAATTTCAACGGTTGACGGTCAAACAATTACCACCTTTAATTATCAGCAAAACACATACGGTACAACTACCTTATCCCCTACCGAATTGATACTACTATTATCTACTGCATTTATATGCCCACCTTCTTATGGATGTTTAGGACAAGAAGCGTCTTTTGATTGGGAACTTACGCCTATTCAAGCAGATAAATGGATCAGCGATAGCATTGTAAATGCAGTATCCCCTTCAAATGTAGTCTATTCGTTTAGTGATATTACAGTAAATGGGATTGCCTATACCCCACTACCTCATGTATTTTGGACTGATGCAGTAGATGGGAATGCAAGTAGTCATGTTTTTGATTACATAGAAGAAATAATAGCGTATATAGTAAGTTTGAACATACCCGAATATGTAGGTGCTATCAACTATGCAAGCAATGGAATGTCGGATAACTTAGACGGTACAGGACTTTTAGAACTTTATTTTGAAACAGGAACTACCGTGTCAATTGATATTACCGCCCCTTCACCCGTTATTGCAGGTACATTTACAGGCGGCACAGCAACAACGGTAATGCTATCATTGGAAATTACAGATACAAGCACAATGGCAACAGGCGATATACTTACACAAACTAATTACCAAGTCACAGACGGAGTTAATTTAATAGGAAGTACTACCACTCCCGTTGCTACTGTACTGCCTTATAATATTTTTTGCGGTGGGTGTGGACTTAACAAAAACCAAAGTTGGGTAATTACAGAAACGATAGTAACACAAAACGTATGCGCCCGAAATAATGTAGCCACAGGGTACATTGAATCAGATGAAATAATAGATGCTATCAACAACGTAATTACTAAAACGGGTAGTTCGATAGGGTAGGCATTTCAAATATTTTTTTTAGTGATTAAATTATAATTTATCTTTATGCCTTAAAATTCAGTTTCCCAATGGCAGATTACCAAAATTTAAAAACAGGTCAAGTACTAACTGAATGTGAGTTCTATGATTGCCTTATAGATAAGTGTTGTTATAAATGTAGTATGGGTTGGGCATGGGAAAACTTAACTACTCATGTTGTCCATACGGGTCAGGTATGGCTTGAAATATTCCAATTAAACCCACCATTTTGTGATTGTGCTGATATTGGTTGTCCAAACGGTAGGGAAGTGGGTTATTTCAATATAATAGAAAGCATCAGCATGGGTGGTATGAGTTCACAATTTGTGCAAGTCACTCTTAATGCTGCGACATTTATTGACAACGAAAGTTTAGTACCGCCAACACCCGATTACATAGTAGATTGGGGGGATGGAAGTCCTACTCAGTCAATTACCATTGGCCAAACTCTTAATCATGCACCTGCAACAACGGGTATCGTAAAAGGGTCAATATCATGGCAAGACGCATCAGTAGATTTTTGGTATGAGTTTAACTTTGGGGTAGTAACAAATTCACAAACAGAACGAATATCATCGGTAGATTACGATTTAGATTGCACTTTGTATCCAAGTTACCCTGTTGACATTACAGATAGTGCTACTATTACAACTTATACAGTAAGGACAAGGGTTGGAACCATATTTGGACAAACGATTTACAGTCTAAATGCAACAGGTCAAACCTATTCAGAAAGTGGACAACTACTAACTGATTATACTTTACCGTCAGACCAAATAGTAACTTCTTATAGCATTAGATTTGGTGCTACAAATACACAAACATTTAGGAATACATCTGTACTAAGAACTAAATGTATTGATTAATGGCAAACTATGAAAAAATAGGGAGTTTAGTTATTGTTAGCGAATGTTTATTTTATTCAATGCTGTTAGGAGATTGTAATTGCAATTTGAAATATCGTTGGAAAAATCTAACTACTAACATAACTAAAACAGGTGCAGAGTGGAAATCGTACTTTGTCACAAACCCACCCGACTGTGCTACTGACGATAACTCACTTTATGGAACTACAATAACAGGAGTAGCAGGTAGTACTATTACAATGCCACCCAATACAGGTACAGCATTCACTATTGCATGGGATAATACAATTATGACAAGTGGGTGGGTACAAGTTGGAACTTCAATAGATATTACGCCCTCTGTATTAGCAGGTGGGGAAGAAGTAAAAGTAACCTATACGAAACCTTAAAAAAAAGTTTGGATATTTAGAATTAGCAATTATCTTTGTATTTCATAACCGTGCGGTTTTTATATATCACTTAGACCACAGACCTTTGCATATACATATAATAGTGTATATAAAATGAATGAAAACACTAAAAAAAATAAGAGTTCTTTGTAGGAAAATATCAATAAGAATTTATAATATTAGAATGGCTTGTATAGGGCAAATAAGCGCAACAAAATACCCTCATAAATGGGATGATTCTTTGTCATGGGATGAAAACGTTAAGAGGATAGGTCAATCTTAAAATCTCGTATAGCTTCAAACGTATTTTGGGGAGGTAGTTGTATTTGCGTTAAATTCATTCCTCCGATTCCATTTACAACGCTTTCAACTACTACTATTATCGGATTAACTCCTACTGAATTAGTAAGAGATAAAACATGATTTGAAATAGTCTGTGAATTGGAATTGTTTTTAATTCTATATGCTGGTCGTGGCAATGCAAAATACAATCCATTACTTTCAAAGTATTTTACATATCCGTTTTTAATTAAAACATCATATATTCTATTATAATTATCTTCTGTGTCTCCGATAGGCAGACTAACAATAATTATGAAATTTTTCATCTTATTATTTGTTTTGTGGTTATTACAAATATACAAAAAGGTTGGTAGTTAATTCTACCAACCTTTTTTAAATCGAATTGTATATTTATAAAAAATCTTTTACATCACATTCTAATACCTCAGCTATTAATTTTAAGGTCGTTATCTTACTTCCGTAATGTCCGTTTTCTATCATGCAAATAGCCGTAAAATCCATGTTGCATAATTTCCCCATTTCACGGATATTAATACCCCTTGAACGTCTTATTATTCGCATTTTTGCGCCCATGCTAACCAAATAAGGGTCTTTTACTATTTCTCTTTTTTGTCGCATGTTGAAGTTAATTTTTTATAGTTCAAATTTCCATTACAGTTACTCAATGCTGCCTGAAATCTATCGGACTGACATATTTGTTTGCTGTTATATCTAAAAGCGTTTTCATTGCAATACCGTTGCAAGTGTTTAGGACTTACAAAGTGGTGAATACCTGCGATTTGCTTTTTTAATATATTCCAATATCCCTCTATCGTATTAGTATGCACTACTAAATTTTCAGTATATCTTACATATTCATCGGCTCTATGATAAACACTTTCATGTTTATATTCTCCGCTTACTTGTCTGTATCCGCTTTTTTCATCTGATACCATAGTACTATTTGGCTTAACAAATTCTTTAACTGCCTGAACTAATGTACTTGCATCAGTATCGGGTATTACTTTTGTTTTTACTTTGCCATTTCTCTGAACTGCACCAAATACAGGTGTTTTATTATCCAATGGCTTTTTACCTTTCTTTTTACTTCTATGTATATTGCCTAATTTGCCCCCGATAAACGTCTCGTCGCATTCCACAACATTTTCAAGCAAAGCAGGTGCGCTATCTTTCAGCATTTCACGGATACGGTGGTTTAAATGCCATGCTGATTTTTGAGTAATACCGAGCCACCCAGCTAACTGCAAACTGCTAATACCCTTACTATGTACAGTAAGTATGTAAGTAGCTAAAAACCACTTTGTAAGGGGGATTTTAGTATTCTCATACACAGAGCCAACAAGTACAGAAAATTTAAAACCGTTGCATTGCTTTTCACGACATTTAAATGTTTTACGATTACTAAAACGACAAACATTTATAGAGCCACATTGAGGGCAGGCAGGCGTGCCGTTCCACCTCTGCAACTCTAAATACTTTCTGCACTTTTCATCAGTATTGAAGCGTTTTTGAAATTCTAATAAGTTTTTGAAGTGTATCATTTTAAAGAGTTATGAAATGTAAAGGTATATACATTGTATATACTTTCAAAGTATTTAGTAAGTTATTTTTAAAAATGTATATATTTTATTATTACCTTTGCTTTATGAAAGATAATCAGGTATTAATCAAATTGTCTGAAGATGAAAAGAAAGCATTTAAGAAGGCTGCTGAATTAAGTGGTATAGGCTTTTCAGCATGGGCAAGGCAGCAATTAAGAGCAGCAGCCATAAAAGATTTAAATGCAGCAGGTATAGAAGTAGATTTTTTAAAAACTCCCACCAATGGCAAAAGCTAAAAAAATAATATTGAAAGAAGAAGATTTAAAGGACAGTAAAGAATCATCTTTATTATTTCACAACATAATGAAAGCATCTGTAAGCATTCTACCCAAAAAGAAAGTTGAAAAGAAAAAGAAGGAAAATTAAAAATTTGTATATACATTTGTAAAAACAAAGCAACCCCGACAAGCGATTTCACCTAATGAGGGTACTCATATGAGAAGTTCTACTTGCGGGGAATTGGGTTGAAGCTATACAATTAACAACTTCCCTATGCTCTGGTGCTGCGTCAACAGCTTTATTTACAAAAAAGCGAGAGGGGGTTTGGATCCCTAACAGGCTGTTAATCTTTAACCTGTTGTCACCGACCTCGAATCTTCAAGAATTTATACCCCGCCTGCTGCAAACAAGCGGTTTTTTTTATTTAAAAAATGTATATTTGAAAAATGAAAAAGATACTTATATTAATGACAATTATATTTTTGTCATACTTCTCGAAGGCTCAAGGTATTACCACTCAAGGGGCGGCAAATTCATCAATAATTTCAAGGGGTGGATTACTTGCAGATAGTATGTTTGTAGTTCCTTTAAGGGATACTATCCCCCCCCCAACTTATAATAATACTCTAAGAAAAACAGGGGCAATAGTAATTAAAAGTAGTAACCAATTACCATATTATTTTAATGGAACAAAATGGGTACAATTTTCTATTGGAACAAGTAATGGATATGTACTATATTCCGACAGTAATACAGTCTATGTAACACAATACGGTGCTGATACTGCAAGGAGTACTATAAATACTCAAATAGGACTAAGGGTCAAGTATTCAGATAGTGTGACTACTTATGTTACTCCAACAATGTTAAATGACACAGCAGCAGCAATAAGGGCAGCAATACCCGCTATACCTACTCTATATTATCAAACAGTACAAAGAAATGCAGTATCAGTAACACAAAGACCACGACTTAATTTTAGTACTCAATTTTCAGCAACAGATAATGGGGGTAATACTTCATCAGATATAGCAGTAACTTCAATAGCACAAAATATAGTAACAGGACTACAAGATAGTTTAAACACAAGAGTTCGGTACACCGATACAAGTTCTATATTAGGTAATTATGCTTATAAAGACGGGTCAAATGCAACAGGAACATGGAACAATAACGCCAATACTGCAACAAAATGGATAACGCCACGTACAGTAGCAATAACAGGAGATTTGACTTACAATTCGGGTAATTTAGACGGGTCAACAAGCGTAACAGCAGCAGGTACGTTAGCAACCGTAAATGCAAATACAGGAACATTTGGGAGTGCTACACAAGCACCAATATTTACTGTAAATGGAAAAGGATTAATTACGGCAGCAAGCAACACTACTATCACTCCCGCTATTGGTAGTATTACTGGATTAGGTACAGGCGTGGCAACTGCATTAGGAGTAAATGTAGGAACGGCAGGGGCTTTTGTCGTCAACGGGGGCGCACTCGGCACTCCATCAAGCGGTAACGGATCAAATCTGACTAACATTACCGCTACTACCAACGCAAATCTTACTGGCCCTATAACGTCAGTAGGTAATACAACATCTGTTGCATCTCAAACAGGCACAGGGTCAACGTTTGCAATGTCAGTTGGGCCATCATTTACAGGCACTGCCAATGCAGTAAATATGAATGTCGGTGGCGGCACCTCGAATGCTGTAGTTACAGCAACAAGCGCAACGGATATATCACTCACATCTACAGGTCATGGCTTGACGGTAGGAGGTGCTGCATCATCAACTAATATGGCACTTGGAGAATATGCCACCGGTGTAGGAATACAAGCCCGAAATAACGGTAATGTCGGTGTGCTGCATCTTAATGCAGAAGGTGGCGATGTTCGTGCAGGATTTAACGCACCGGCAGGCGCAAGTAATTTAACATTGTTTCAAACAGGCACAGGTACAGGTGACTATGCTGAAATATCAGCGCGTAACGGTGCAGGTGCAGCAGCAGATGGGTTATTACATAGAACATTTGGAACGGCATGGACAACTTCGGGCAGTAACTTTCAGGACGGTGCTGCATCAATGACAGGTACAAACCTAAGTGGTGGCTATTCAATAGGCACTCAGGCATCGGCAGATTTGCGATTTTACACCAACAATACATTACGCACAACATGGGCAGCGGCGACAGGCAATATTACAACAACAGGCGGTATAGCTTCTTCTTCTGTCAGTGCAGGGATTGGATATGCAGTTGGTGCGGGTTTAGTGGTTACGCAAATCACTTCAAAGGCGACAGGAGTTACGATTAATGCAGTAACGGGCGCAATTACAACTAACAATGCAGCTTTAGCGGCAGGTGCAGAAGTAAAATTTACTGTAACAAATTCTCGTGTTGCTGCAATAGACATACCAATTGTGGCAATAAAATCAGGTGGCACATCGGGTCGTTATCTAATTACAGTCAGTGCTGTGGCGGCAGGTAGTTTTGATATTGTGCTTTCAAACGTAAGCGCAGGTAGTCTTAGTGAAGCGGTAGTTATAAATTTTGGAATTATTAAAGGTCAAGTAAATTAATAAATATGAAAATAAAATGTATAGACTGCGGCAAAGAGCGAAACGTCAGAGGTGCGCGCGCGAAGTATCAGAAAAGGTGTCAAGATTGTAATCAAAAAAATAGGGCGGGACAAACACTGCCACAAATAGATATTGTTGGGCAAACATACGGTAAACTTACAGTCTTAAAATATAATAGCGGGTCTCGCACTAAAAAAGCTACATGGGCTTGCAAGTGCGACTGCGGGGGCATGGCACATGTTATTGGAGCGAATCTTAAAAATGGTACAACTAAAAGTTGCGGCTGTATTAGCATTGATAGAATGGCTAAGTTAAATAAAACACATGGTTTATCTTCTAAAGTTCCTGAATATAGCGTTTGGGCAGATATGAGAAGTAGGTGTACGAATACTAATAGAAAGTGTTACGCAGACTATGGAGCAAGGGGAATAAAAGTTTGTGAAAGATGGGATTCATTTGAGAATTTTTATTCAGACATGGGCAAACGACCAACATCAAAGCATAGTATAGAAAGAGATGATGTAAATGGAGATTATGAACCGTCTAATTGCAGATGGGCAACACAAGTTGAACAAGCGAACAACAAGACAAATAGCGTTTACTATACATACAAAGGAACAACAAAAACATTTGCAAATTGGATGAGGATACTGTCAATTAGCAGAACCCATTTCGGCAGAATGATTAAGCGAATGACTTTTGAAGAAATAGTCGAAAAGTATCCACCGATAGATGCAGTAATTAAAGCAGCAAATAATTAACATGAAAAAACTCCTATTCCTTCTCCTATTACCATTCACGCTATCAGCGCAGTATGTAGATACATATTCCAACATTCAAACATTAAAAGCATCAGGACTATTAGTTTCGGGAATGTCATACATGATAACCGACTTAGGTAAGATGGAAATAATGGCAAGGACTATAAACTCATTTTACCCTATACCAATTAAAAGAACTCCATTTGCAATGGAATACGATTTTGAGACTTTTAATTTTGATACCAAAGTAGTAACAGGGTATGATAATATCCAATGTGTAGCACGTTGTAATAGTGGGGTGTGGGCTTTAATTAATGACGTAGGACATACCCCTTACAAAGCAGCATACGCATCTAATAACCTAATGGTTCACTTCTATAAAACATACGATAAGGTAATATCTTCATCTACTAATATTGATGATGGGTACGCAGCAAGTTCTTTAATGATTTCATGTGGGGCAAGTGTTTCTTTTAACTATATAGCAGTTTTGCTGTATAAGACCGTATTTAATAACGGAATACCAACAAAAGTACAAATGACACTCCAAGAAGCGAGTATAGCAGGAGCAAATATATTTTTATACGTTACAATGGCAAAATTTATACCTTTATAATGCAAAATATTCAAAATCAATTAATTATCTTTACAAAATGGATACTATAAAAGTAAAAGACGGCAAAATCTATGAAAGTCAAGACGTAGAAATAAACCTACCGCAACTTGAAATAGAATTAGAGGAAAGACAAAAAAGCATTGATGAACAAATAGCCAATGTCAACGCCCTAAAAGAAAAAATAGAATACATAAAATTACTTCAAAAAAAATAATAAAAATGCCACAATTTGTATTACAAATAGACGGTGCAACACCACCAAAATATATCCTCGCAGTAACAAGAGATACGGCAGGTGCAATTACAAACTATACAACTACTACCGCTATTACTGCCGCATGGCACGGTACAGAAACAGAAGCAATTGCTTTGAGTACTGAATTAACAGGATTTGTAGGAACAACGCCCGTTAGAAAATAGTGAATACTGTACGGAAAATAGCATTTGTTATCGGATTCGCATTTCCTATGTATGGATATGCGATTTTAGGTAAACAATGGTTTGATTTATGCACACAAGTTTTCATTATGACTATTCTTGCATTATTGCTTGAATTTGTTATAAAACTAAAAGATAAAACTTACATTGCAATGATAGTATCTGCAATGGGTACTGTTTTATATGCAATGGCAAAACAAGTCCTAAAGGTTGGAACTGTCTATGTTTGGACTGATGAAGTGATGTGGTGGTTAGTACCTTTTGTATTTGTGCTAATCCTCATTATTGATTTAGTTAAAACATATCGTAATGCAACCAAATAGCACTCATGTCGGAATGATAATTTTTTTTTGTAACTTTGTTAGTAGTGGTATTGATTATTGCTATTTACAAAGTAAAAAAATATAAAAAAGGACAAATTGCAGACTATAAAAAACTAAGTGAAGCGTGTATAAAAAGCATTGATATTTTTACAGTAGAGAGCAAAAAATTACATGACATAACGGAGTGTTTAATGAAAGAAATGGTTGATTTTAAAAAAAGCGATATTTACAAAAATTACAAGAATGACAGAAGAAACTAAAGAACTTTTAAAACTTTTTGGAGTTATATGCACTCCTATCGTTACATTTTTTGTAGGTAAATCGGGTATCGTAAAAAGGTATTTTGAGAATCGTCTATCTAAAGTAGAACGCCAACAAAAACGTGAAGAATCGGAAGTGGAAAAGACTAAATTAGAGAATGAACAACTACATAGATTAGTAGATGATCTGACGCAAAAAGTATCTCATTTAGAAAAAGAATTAGCCACCACTAACCTTAAATTGAAACTACTTTTAGCATATTTTGAGAAAACACAACCTGATGCTGATAGTTTCATTGAAAACCTAAAAAGAACATCTGAACAATAAAAAAAAACTCAATTATGACAAATAGAAACACAGTACTTATTGACGGTAAAGCGATTGATATTTCAGATACTAAAACATCATTATCATTCAAATCCCCATCTCCTAAATGGGCAAGTCAAGTATTCAATATTTGGGTCACCTTATCTATGATTGCAGCATTAGCAATTGTTACCTTTTCCGATGAAATACCTGACGATACAGAAGCTATTATAAACAAGTCATTGCTATTTGGGACGGGCGTTATGAGGATACTTACAAAAGCCTTTGGACTTGAAGTAAAAGAAGATTAGATAGTAACACTCGAATAGTCTGAATATGTCAATTTCCCCTTTTCGTTTATAATACCAATACATACTGAAAGCGGGGCATTTTGACAAGATTCAACAGCTAATAGTACAAATCCATCAGAAGGTTGATAGAATACCGAAAAATCAAAATCTATATATTTAGATAATTGCCTTTCTACTTCTCCCAATTCAGAATCATATTTTGACTTAGCGTTAATTAATTTACTTATTTTAATTTTCATATTTAATTTATTAGTGGTAATTGTATTTCTGATTTGTTTACGAAAGTATAGAACTTTTCATAGTTAAGATTTCTATTCATACCATTATCAATTCTATCAATGCTATGTTGTGATTGATTTGATACATCTAATCTTTTAACTACCTCTCTACTTTCATATTCTCTAATTTCAAGGTATGTGAATACACCTACTTTTTGATTATTCATATTTGTATTTCTTTTTAGATATTTTAATTAACCACTTTCTTGTTTTCTTACTAATACTTACGGGTTGGTGTCTTAGTGGTAGTTTCTTTTTCATAGTTATATTTTATCACTCCAAACATATTTTACGGGGTCATACTTTTTTGGGTCTTTGTAATCTTTGACATTTATCGCATCTTTCGCACGTCCTATCAAATCCTTCTTCTATTAAATATTTCAATTTAACGTCCTTGTATCTACTCCATTTAGTAATCTCCCATTTGTGTAGTCCTAATTTGCATAGGAATATATTTATCAGTTTCATTCTTATCGGGTTATTTCATTATTCATTAAACCAAATATTACTAACATACGCTGAATCTTTAGTATAGTTATTAACCCCTGTAACCTCTCTTAATCTACCACAAGCATACCCATTTTCAAAGACTGCCATTAAATCATTTTCTTTCATACTTGCAGTATCAGATAGACTTACAACCGTTACGCCAATGGTCATTGCCATACCGATAACAATTCCTACTAATAAACTTAATTTGTTTTTCATTTTTTTTAATATTTTTAGACAAAGGTAATACGGCAAATCGGATTAAAAAATATTTTACACATTTTTTTGTACAATTCTTTGAATTATAAAATTGTTTTATGTATCTTTGTTTTATGAATTACAAATTAACAACTCCCGCAATAGACTTTCTTCGCATTACGATTAAGGAAGTACAAGGTGCAGCAGATTTAATGAGAATATTAAAACTGAAAGAAGCACAAATCAGAAATGTAATCAGCGCAAACTCGCCAAACGGTCAACTGACAATGGTTGCAGTAGTTGAATACATCAAAGAAAATTCATCATTGAGAAGTGAAAGTAAAATATTAGAAACGGTATGATAAACATTTCAATAATAACATTTTTATTAGGAATGATAACAACATCATTTATTAGGCATAGTCATACGTGGCATATAGCATTACCAATTCTTACAGGATATTTACTGTGCCTTATTTTTAACTGCAAAAAACAAAGTAAATGAAAAATCCAACGCATTTTATTGAGGTATGGCGGCACAGACATAAAGGTGCTGAAACAATTTGCGGTAAAACAATGCCGATAGGCGCACTTAAAACAGTATTACAAAATACAAAAAGGTTAGACGCATACACCATCTGCATTTTCCTAATAACTAAAAAATAAAAACGTAAGGCTGCTTTAAAGCCATTAAATATATGAAATATTTAAAGTACAAAGAAGGTGATATTTTATGTATTGACGCTGACAACATAGGGCATCAATATGAAATGGGTGAATTGGTTACAGTTTTGGAACTAATTGACGAACCGTATCTTACAGACGAACCGCATTATAGGGTTACAAACGGCATTAGACAAAGATGTGTTTTAGACGAAGAAGTTAATCTTTATAAATCTAAAAAGCAACAAGAATATGACAAAGAAAAGCACAGCAAAAAGAATCGTGAATATAGCCCGGTAACTAAAATAATTAAACCCTAAACCATGCAAACCCTAAACCACCGCCGCCAGTCCTTGCTGTTAAACCCTGATAGTAAAATAGGGGTGATTAATGAGAGGGGCGATTTAAGCCAATTACAAACGATCCTTAGTAGTCCGAATATGTGTGGGAGTTACAGGTACTATACAATCATGTTAGCTACTGACATACCGGAAGCGGGCATTATTTACCAGCCAATTTCCTATTTTTACGAACCCGACACCATCATAACTGATGAAGTGGAACTGCCGAAAGTGGATCGTAAGCCGTCAGCATATAACACACCGTATGGAGTTGTATATCCATGCCAATTAAAGCCTATTTATTGCACTGAATTTAAAATGGAAAACGGATCACTCATTCACCTCACCGATTTAGACATTGAAAACATTAAAAAATTGTAATTATGACAATAGAACAATTATCGGCTTATTTGCCGTATGAAATTGACATTTTTTGGAAGAATGAAAAACTACTACTCAGGTCATTACTTATTAATGGTAGGTGTCAATTAATTGATGACTACGATCAAGTATTTGGTGTTGAAATTAAACACATTAAACCATACCTTCGCCCCCTATCCCAACTAACTGAAACTATTGTGCATGAGGGTAAAGAGGTGAATGTGGCAGATATATTTTGGCAAGAGTTTGGCGCAGGAGTATCTATAAATTACAAAAAAGTATGGCAGGGTGTATTTATGGATAATATAAAAAACAGTCCATATACATCAATTCAATATGGTACACTTCAGACATTACTACAATACCACTTCAACATCTTCAACTTACCAGAATCCGAATTTATACCCATCCCGACTGCGAAATGATAGCTAAAAATTATAAATTAAAAAATAAGTAAGATGAGATTTAACCAAGCGACATTAAGTTATTTATCAGAGGTAGGCGCAGTTCTACAAAAGTCAGAATACAAAGTTACTGATGTTAATTTCGGAGAATTGAAAGCGTATGTAAATAAAGTTGATACATATAAAAAGCGAAATGGTAAGATTTGTAAAGTTGAACACCACTTTGGCAAATGGGTATCATTCCCTAAAGAATATGTCAGTTATGGCCAAAGAAAATACACTGGGGAGACTAATGATTGGTGCGTTGGAGACCGCGAAACAATTAGCGGAACAACTACTTGCAAATATCTAAATGCTGCCGCTAAAGAGCATATAGTCAAACTTTATCACAAACTGCCATAAACAAAATTTACAACTAAAACGGTAGGCCCCGTAAATGCCAGATGAGATATGAAAACATTTAAAGCAAATCAGGAATTAATCCTATTTACGCTACCTCTTGATGCGCACTATGTAAAACCTGTATTATGTATGGGGTGTGCGGGAATAACTTGGTTAGAAAGGAAACCATCTCACTATAATTTCATTTTTATGCCCTCTGTAAGTCCGAATAAATTATCTGATTGGCAACTACTCGGAAAACTATCAGAAATATCAGAAGATGTGGCAAAGACTATGGTGGACGACTGCCCATACTTTGCAAAATGCTGGAAGAATTACGGGTATGTAAAAACACATGAAAGCGTAAAAGAAAGAACGCGAGATACTTCATGCAACACCGCCATCGAATCGCTGCAATCAATCGCAAAGCATCTTGGATTTGAATTGACTGACAATATTTATTTACTTACAAACCAATAACATGAACAAACAAATTAAAGATATTTTAGAAAAGCACGTTGACCTTAAATTTATAGGCAATGGTACATTCGCAGAAAACCTAAATAACGCCATCATTGATATATGCAGCAGGCAAATTGAAGTTACCGCAAAACAACTATCAAAGTACTTAAAGAAAGTAGAATTAACTTATAAAAACATCTCAAAATGAACAAACAAACAAATGAGGGGCTGCGGAAGCCACTCGATAAAATAATAGCACACATGAAAAGTTGTGCAGAATATGCCGAAAAAGAAGGAGAAAACATGGATGATGTATCATGGGACATGGAGGAGGGTATTTTAATATCATACAATGATGCTAAACTTATACTAAGCGAACTACTCAGCACTCAAAAAATGGGAGTGGAAGGGGATGGGTGGGCAGATGATTTAAATTCGGAAGAACTGCACCCTGATAGTGTAAGGCTATTAGAAATAACATTTGAAGAACTGCGATTAAAAATGATCAAAAGCCAGAAAAAATACGGATATACAAACGGATGGCTGACCTCAAATTGGGAAGATGAATGCAGAGAACAATTAATACAGCATTTATACAAAGGCGATCCGCTTGATGTAGCTATATACGCATTGTTTATGATTTATAGAGGTTGGTCAACTAACCCCACCAACCCGAACCGATAAAATGATGAATATGGAGGCGGTAAAGGTAACGGTCTGACGCTATACGAAGGCAGGGAATAAGATGCACTCCCTTTCAGCCTTGCACAAATGATAAATAGACTTGTTTATTTGAAAAATTATATTTATCTTTGTGGTATGAAAAATTGTTACGTTTACATACACAAAAAAGCAGACACGAAAGAAGTGTTTTACGTTGGAATAGGAAACCAATTAAAATATAGGAGAGCTTATCAGGTTACTGCAAATCGTAGAAGCAAAGAATGGGCAAGGGTTGTTGAGAAACACGGAGTTGAGGTTGAAGTATTTGCGGATAATTTAACAAGAGAAGAAGCTTTTGAAATAGAAATTTCTCTTATTAAAAAATATGGCAGAATAGACTTAGGCAATGGTTGTTTAGTGAATATGACAAAAGGTGGAGATGGTATTTATGAATTATCAGAAGAAGCTAAAAAACGAAATCCGAGAAATAGGGGGCAGAAAAGAGCAGAACACGCAACAAGAATTACTAAAGAAAAACTAACTGGTAGAGTTTTAAGTGAGGAAACAAAACACAAGATGAGGTTGTCTAAATTAGGTAAAAAACAATCAAAAGAGCATTTAGAAAAGAGAAAGCAAGGTTTAAAAAACACACATTATAAGGGTAGGACAATTTTAAATACTGAAACCAATGAAACATTTAACTCTATTTCAGAAGCAGCAAGGTTTTATAATATTGAAATTTCTACACTAAATAGAAAGCTAAATGGCAAAACCAAAAACGATACGAATTTAATTATTAAATAAAGAAACGCTCACTTTAGCAGTACGCCCCTGCTTTTGTATAGCGTATGTTATGGGGCGTTTTTAATCGAAATTTATGAACACATACGAAATTCAAAAAGACCTTCAAAAGGCACTCGAAAACATTGATAAGAACGATTATATTCTTCGTTCACTAATCGCTCACTTGGAAGAACAATGTACTGAGGAAGAAGTAAAATTGGTTGAAGATAAAATATTTGAACTTGAACCGAAAGAATATGATAATAGGGAAGATTTCTTAGAAGACTATCAGCCAATTTTTGATTTGGTTGAATTTCCTTTCAAAGACTGCTTTCGTCTTTTTGACAAACGGCAACTTAATTGGGATGCTCTGTAAAATGCCCTATAACGTTTTGCGGCTTTGTGTCTGTTTGCCCCTTGCACAAAGTTTCAAGTTACCACAAATGCTGATGGGGCAAATAGCACAAAACCGCTGTTAGGCGTATGTATTTAAAAACTTTGACGAAATGATAAAGCACCCTGCAACGTACACAAATAGTTTCATTCCAAAATTTGCTGAACTGCTTATTGGATGTGAAAACGTACTTGACATTTTCGGAGGCATTGGAAAACTTGCCCTGATAAAAGAACACGGATTTACTGGCAAAGTAATCTGTAATGAATTAGAACGAGAATGGGCGGAAACATCACCGTATAATGTTGATGAATGGCATATTGGAGATGCTGCGAATATGCAGTGGGCTGAAAGTAACTCTTTTGATGCAATATGCACAAGCCCGACCTATGGCAATAGAATGGCTGACCACCATAACGCAAAAGATGGAAGCAAAAGAGTTACTTACAAACATTTTTTAGGGCGGGATTTGAACGAAGCTAATACTGGTAGAATGCAATGGGGTGATAAATACCGAGAAAAGCACTTGGAGATTTACAAAGAATGTGCAAGGGTTCTAAAAAATGGTGGGCTTATGATTGTGAATGTTTCCGACCATATCCGAAAAGGGCAAGTTGTGAATGTGGTAGAATGGCATAAGGAAGCACTAACAAATTTTGGAATGAAACTTATAGACGAAATAAAAATTGAAACACCGAGAATGGGATTTGGGCAGAACGCTAAAAGCAGGGTGCAACACGAATGTATCTTGGTCTTTCGGCATGGCGTATAACGTTTTGCGTGTATAAGAAGTGGCGGATTAGAAATCCAAAACTTTCAGCAAACGCAGAACTTTGATAGAATGACAAAACTTTAAATTAACCAAAAAAACCGCCATTTTTTATACACGCTGTTATAAGCTGGTGCGGTTTATTAACGCAGAATTTGAATCAAAGAACGAAACCTTTTTCTTTTCTTTTTTGAGCGATGGCAAAAATAAATTTGAAAAATTTAAAAATATGATTGATATAAACAAAAATTACAATGAAAGCAATTTAGAAACAATGGCAAAGATGCCTGATTGTTTTGTAGATTTAACGGTAACATCACCACCGTATGATAATTTAAGAACCTATGAGAACGATGACTACTTAACTTGTGGTGAGTTTGAAGATATGGTTAAGGAGCTTTGGCGAATTACAAAAGATGGTGGTGTAGTTGTTTGGATTGTAGGTGATTCAGTTAAAAACGGAAACGAAAGTGGGACAAGTTTTTATCATGCTTTGACTTTTAAGAAGTATGGTTGGAACTTATTTGATACTATGATTTACTTTAAAAATGGCGGTCTAAATTCAGGTGCGAATAACTCATACATTCAAAAGTTTGAGTATATGTTTGTTTTTTCAAAGGGTAAAATAAAAACAACAAACATTATTGAGGATAGACCAAACGAACACACAAAGCCACGAAAAAAGAAAAAACGAAACCCTGATGGCACATTTAGAATACAGGAAGTGCTAACGAAAGAACAAGGCAAGAGATATAATATTTGGTGTGTAAATACAGGAATACCGCACTCAACCCAAGACAAAATCGCTTATGAGCATCCTGCAATATTCCCAGAAGTACTTGCTAATGACCACATAATAAGTTGGAGTAATGAAGGTGATTTGGTTTACGACCCTTTTATGGGAAGTGGAACAACTGCTAAAATGAGTATTCTAAATAATAGAAATTGGATTGGAAGCGAAATATCTTCTGAATATTGTGAGATTATTGAAGAACGTATTAAAAAAGCGTGGGAAGAAAAAAGAAAAGAAAAAGATTTACAAGCAGGAACTCTATTCGGAGACGAAATGTAGCACTTGCTTATAACGTTAAAACTACACGCTGGTTGCCTATTTATTCCAATGCTTCGGCAACTAGCTTGTAGTGATTGTTAGTAGCTGTTTATCTAATTTACATTTATTTTGAAAATATTTGTAATTTTATTAGGTTATACAAAAATTAGTTGTATATTTGTATAACAAAATCAAACAAATACAAATTATGAAAACATCAACTTACACTTACCAATTTACAAACGGAACTTTTACAATCACAAAAGGAATAAGAACAAAATTTGATTGGTTTGTTGAAGTAGAATTAAATCCAATTGAATGTGATGGATATGTTGAAAAGAGATTTATAAAACTAGACCAAAATTTATTTTTAACTTTAAAAAATGCAAAAGAAACCACAATTAAATTACTAACTAAATTTAACTTATTATAATGAAACTAATTCCAATGACTAATTTTGTTTTCCAGCAAAAAGAAAAATTAACAGATATTTACGGTAATGCAAAAGATGTGTTAGAAATTGACAAATCAAGAATAAATTTTATTCACAGCGTTTCAAATTACGCAAAGTTCCTAAATGAAACAATTTCACTAGGAATGCTAGTTCCTTGTGATGAAAAAGGAATTGAAATAATTATAGATACTGAGCACCGAGAAGATAGCACAAGTTGGTCACCTGATGAAATTGAACAATATAAAAAAGCTGAAACCGAAATTTATTTAAAAACAACAATAGATTTAGATACTGCTAAATTTCACGTTAAGCAAAAAAGAACAATTGAATATTTTACCTCTTTTAATATTGAAATATCCGAGTATGCTATTAAAAAATTTCAATTAGAATAGTTATGCAAAGACAATCAATAATAGTATTTATTCAAGGCGATAGAATAGAAACGTATGGAAACTTAAAAAAGTGCTGTGAATGTGAGAACTTGAAATATCACACTTTAGCACGTTTAAAATTTCCAATTCGGCTAAATGATGTAGTTATACACAAAACGCTCTTTAAATAGCTACTAACGTATCGGTGCTATACGATGTGGCGGATTTTTAGTACTAAAGTCCAATACGAAGCACCAAAGTTGAATTTAAAATAAATGTTTAATCGAATCACGTCAGCCGCCATATTGTATAGCACTTGTTAGCGGATGCCGTTTCTTCACAATAATTTCAAAATGGAATACAAAGCACAAGAATTAAAAAAAGATTTAATTACAAAGCGTTGCATTGATAACGATATGACAATGGATGAAGCTTGTAAAGAAATAGGAATTTCAAAAGCTACATTATCAAGGTTGGAAAAGTCAAAACTGCCCGATGTCGAAACTCTTGGTAAGGTATGCACTTGGTTAGGGACAGAGCCAAATAAATACTTTGTCATTGTTCGCAAGCGTCAAGACGGTTTCCGCTAACGGTCGAGTATTGCCGAAGGTGGGGCATTATACCACTAATGTTTAATTGAAATACAAAACTTGATAATATGAAAAATGTTGATTTGAAAAACGAAACCCCCACTTGCGGCAATACTTTGTTATGCCCCGTTTTGGGTCAAACTTACAACTACTTTGATGACGGGAAGATTAGACCAAGTAGAAGAATGGAAGTTGTTATTACAGAAATTATCCCATTTAATGAAATTGATGCAGAAACTTTGGAATCTTGGAAAGAAGAAGTTGAAGAATGTAATTGGCTTTACGCTAAAGAAACTGATTTCTTTGTAAAGGGTGATTTAAAAGTTTCTGATGATAAGATTGAAAAGATAATTTTTGTAAGAACTATCAATAATAATGATGGTTGGTTTAGTCTTGGATGGTGGGGAGGTAGATTAGATATTGACGGTTCGTTGAACGCTCTGTTAAATGGGGCATAACGTAAAAGCATTGCTGTCAGTGGCGGAAATTGAAGCACAAAAGTTAAATTATGCAGAAAAGTTTATTTGAAAATATACAGTTGAATGAAGTACATCAGCCGCCATTGCAGCAATGCAGTGTTAGCCGCAGTACTTTGTTATTAGGTGATTGCTTAATTGAAAGCGATAAAATTGAAAGCGGAACAGTTGATTTGATATTGACTGATTTACCTTATGGAAATATGGGAATGGAAGGTACAAATCACGGAATGACAGGGAAAGTTAGCTGGGATGAAACTATAAACCCAAGTGATTTATTTGTGGTTGCGGATAGAATTTTGCGAAAAAACGGCAAAATGATTTTGTTTAGCCAAGAACCATATACAAACGAATTGATAAGTAAGGCAATACCTAATTTACCATATAACTATAAGGCTTTTTGGGAGAAAGACCATTTTGCCAACGCTTTAAATGCTAAAAAAGCAATGTTAAATTATGCAGAAGAAATACTTATATACAGCAAAAACAACCCAAAACACGACTTTGAAGGATTACACCCATTGAGAGTATACTTTTTAACTCAAAAAGAAGAAAGTAAATTAACCGATAGCGATATAAAAAAAATACTTGGTAACGGAATGGGTGGGCATTACTTTACTAATGGCAGTCAGTTTTGTTTACCTACTTTGGCTAATTATGAAAAACTACAAACTACTGGATTTTTTAAGCGTGATTGGAATGAATTAAAGCAAATAGATACGGAATACCGAACCGAACTATTAAAGCAAATGAATGACAAATACCCAAGCACCTTTAACCTATGGGAAGGCAACAAATACAAAAGCAACATCCTGAAATACAAAAAGGATTACAACGGCTACCACCCCACACAAAAACCTGTTTTATTGCTCGAAGATTTAATCAAGACTTTCAGTAATGAAAATGATTTAGTAGTTGATTTGACAATGGGAAGCGGCTCAACTGGTGTAGCCTGTCGAAATACAAACAGAAGATTTATCGGCATAGAGAAAGATGAAAAGTATTTTGAGATTGCAGTACGGAGGGTGTCTGCGTATTGCGGCTAACGGTTTCGGGCTTGGCGAAGTGGCTGAACCCGAAGCTAAACTGGAACACAGAACTTTAAAATTAAGAACGAATGATTGATAGAATTACCGAACAGCCATTTCGCCAAACCCGTGTTATGTGCAGGGCGGTTGATAACCTTGAACTCCTTTTGTCGCAACCTGATGAAAGTGTAGATTTGATTTACTGCGACATTCTTTATGGAACTGGTAGAAATTTCGGTGATTACCAAGACTTAAAACCGATTAGAAGCGAAATTGAAGCACATTATTTGCCACGATTAAAAGAAATGCACCGAGTATTAAAACAAAACGGCTCAATTTATTTGCAAATGGATTATAGAATATCCCATTGGATTAGGTTGATAATGGATGATATTTTTGGGTATGATAATTTTGTAAATGAAATTATATGGTGCTACACTATGCCAAACAACAACAAAAGGAGATTTAATGCAAAACACGATAATATATTTTCTTACGCAAAAACTAAAGACTATACATTTAATTGGCAAAGCGTATTAACAGATTATTCCGAAAGTAGTAAAGAAAGAGGTAAGTATGGAAGTAACTCAATGATGGGTAAAGCCGACAGCCCTTTATCTAAAAACGGAGGTAAAATTATGGAAGATTGGATGGTAATACACACACTTAAAGGCAATTCAAAAGAGTATTCAAAATACCCAACCCAAAAGCCAAAAGCATTAATTGAACGAATTATAAAAGCAAGTTCAAACGAAGGAGATACGGTTGCAGATTACTATTTAGGTTCAGGAACGACAGCAGTAGTTTGTAAAGAATTAAACCGAAATTTTATAGGTTGTGACATTAACCCAAAGGCTATTGAAATAACGAAAGCTCGATTGAATGGTGGTCAGTAGCATTGCACATAACTACTCGCTTGCTCTGTAAAACTACCTATATAAGTACTATATGGAGTTATAGGCGCACCAATGGTTTGTTAATGACTATCACAATTATTCCGTAAATCCGCAAAAATTTAAACAATGTCAAAATACCACAATTTAAGATTAGAGTTTTCAGAACCATTTTCAAAGACTGACCTTTCATTTCATAAGGAATTTAAAAAAGCAAGTAGTAGGACAGATAGTGAAGATGAAATAAGGAAGATATTAGTAGAAGTACTAAAGGAGTATGCTAACAGTAAGGCAAAGACTAAAGGAGGGAGGTTAGGTAGGTTCTTTGCAAGGATAGGGGCTATTGTATTGCCTTTTGTTAGTTTTAAAAAGAAGTAAGTTTTAGGGTATTATCCCTTAATGTAAAAAGCCTACCCCGTTATTGGAGTAGGCTTTTCTGCTTTTGGATTGGGGGTGTTATATTCCCTCAGTATTGACCCCTAATTCGGGAGTGCTTACTTCTCCGTTACCCCTATCGTCTATGGATATGTTTATGATAGTATCGTCAGGTTTCTCTCCGTGACTTAACATTACTACTCTTAGAAGGTCATGTAGTTCACCTATGGTAGTAGATACTGTGTTGGTGTTATGGATTATTGTCATGGTTAATTAGTTTTTGATTTTTTTATTATATTTTCTAATAGCTGATTTTTGATTAAGTGCAACAATACATTCACCTTTAATCCAAAACTCTTTTAGTCCTTTAGCTTTTAAACGTTCAGATCGTAGGCGTTCTTTTTGTTCATCAGTTAATGGAGTATATTCACTATCATCATCATAATGCTTTCCACTCATAGGTGCTGCCATAGCCATCATTGCAAGTATTGGCAATAGATTTTTCGTATTCATTTTACTTACTTTTAAAGCTAATAGATTCAATATTAGAATAGTCAATAACACTATCTCCGTATAGGGTGGTATTGATTTCTAATTGTTTATGGTCTGTATCGTTATTGGTAACGGTACAGTCGTGTAGTTTGCTTTTGTCCTTCATAGTTATACGGTTTACTATCTGAGTGGGTTGTAATCCTCTTAATACATAGAAGATGTTTTGTTGCATGATGTCCTTTTGCATTTCTAATTTTTTAGTGTAGTATTTTTGATTTTTAATTCTGTTTGATTCGGGGGTGGTGTATATTTTAGATCCTCCTTTTTCTTCAAGAAGTTTTCTATTTGATTCTAACTTATCAGGGTTTACAATGTAATACACAGTCATAGGACTTACCCCAAACTCTCTTGCTGTTGCCCTTAGTCTGTTGGTAGCCTTATACATTAAGATTATAGCCTGTTTATCCTTGTCGTTTATCTTTACCCTTCCGTCCTTGTCACGGTCTGAAATAGTCTTGTGCGTCCCTTTATTTTCCATATAATACAGATAAAAAGTTAAGAATGAATATACCTGCTACCATTGCTACAATCATAATCACAAAAAGTATCTTTTCGATATTATCCCTTTTCATTAGTTTGTCGTTTTCTTGTTCAGTTGTCATTATTTTTATGGATTTTTAGGTTTATCTAATCCTAATTTATTAATCACCGCATTTGCATATTTTTCAGCATTTTCATCTGCCGTATCTTGCCCAATACCCCAATCTCTATCAAGCCATCCTTGTAGATATATTTCTTCTAATTTCTTTTTTAATTCTTCCGTTGTCATTATTCGATTGTTATTTTTTTACGTTCCAAATCTATTTCAATATTAGAAGGGTAAAGAACATTATCTTTAATTTTCATTTCATCTACTATTGTAAAGTCATTACTATGAATTTCAAATGTTTTAGTCAGGAGGTTATTACATTCTACATCATCTTCGCTGTAATACTGAAATTCTATTTCTGCTTCTACTGACTGAAAAAAACAACTAATGTCTTTAATGCCCCATAACATTGCAGCTATTTCAACACCCCATTTAACTGTTGCTGAGGCTATTATATCACTTATCTCAATGTCTTTATGAAGTTCAAGGTACTTGGGTACTCCATAACAGGATATGCTTTCGTTATGCAATTTAGTTTTAAATTCCATTATTTTTAAATATTAGTGATTGAATTAATAACTTCCACCTTTGCATTGATAAAGGTATCTTCTGATATTGCTTGTGCTAATCCCTTTTCTTTTGATGATCTTTTTAGTATTCTGAACTTATCGTTTTGAGAGTTGTACCTATCATCATAATAATCATCTATGTTGTTTTCTATGTGTTCAAGTACCTTTTTTTCATTTGCATCTGTAAAGGTAAACTTTGCCTTTGTATCTGGGTTGTCAATACTGTAAAATAAGTATGTGGTAGCCATTGTATTTAGTCTTTATGTTGTTTCTTAATGTTAATCAAAAAATCAATTCCATCCATTATGAACATTATTAGCAGAATGAATGCAACAAAATAAGGGTGTCCAGATTCATCTATACTACCCTTTCTAATAGCATCGCTTACAAATAATAGTCCAAAAAATATTGCTGTTCTCATTGTCTTTATTATTTAAGTTCAGTTAATAAATTCCTCATTCTATCCACTAATGAATCATCATAAGTTTCTTGTATTCTTTTGCAAGCCAATTCCAATACTTCTAATAGTCTTTCATGGTTATTAACCGCTTTACAGATTAGTTTTGCATTTGCATAATTTTTAGTAGTATTAGGCAATTCAAGGATAGAATCGGGACTATGATAATCCCCTACGATTTCTACTTCTGATTTGCTTGTGCGTAGTACCCAATCTAAGGGTGTATGTTTTGTTTCTGCCATTGTCTTTATTTTAAAGTATTATATTATTCCCTTTTGTAATTGGATTACCCATTCCTAACTTCATGTGTTTACCAAAAATATTCATAAAATCCCATAATTGAAATTCAGTTACTCCGAATATATCTGCTCTTTTTTTATATTCTTCTATTGGTTTTCTAAACTCAATAGGTAAATAACTATCATCGTGTTCTTTCCATAATTTATAACCCGAATCAGTTAATTCTGCTTTTATGGATTGGTTGAAGTTCATTATCAAATCTGCCATTGTCTTTATTTTTAACGTGTAATAAATATTAGAAACCCTATTGGTATGCTAAGTATAACCATCATAATAACTATAAAGATAACTATATGTTCTATTAGGTTTTGCTTAATTAGTTTTTTATTTTCTTTACTTGCTTCCATTATTCTATTGTTATTGTTTTATCATCAAAATTAACATCTATATGGTTTGGGCAAAGAAAATCAGAAGTCATTTTAAAGTTATCGTCTATAACTGTAAACCCTTCATCAGTAATAATAAAAGAATCGTCTATTAAGTTATCACCTTTAATATCTTCTTTTTCATAATATGAGTATTCAATTTCAATAGATACGCTACGAATGATAGATATAATACTTTTTATACCCCATTCTCTTGCTTCTACTTCTGCACTCCATTTAATTACTGCAAGTGCTGAATAATCATCTACTTCAATACCTAAATGCTTATCAAGTCCGTAAATGTCTATCTTGGGTGTATCGCTTATTTTTGTTGTAAATTCCATTGTCTTATAGTTGTTTAATAGTTTCCAAATGAGTTTGAATAAAGTTAAGTCTTAATCCTGATTGCTCGGCAAGTGATTGTATTGCATGGCTTTTACCATCCTGCACCAATTGTTTAAGTCCATAGCATAATCTAAATTGTTTTAGTATGAGGTCTTTATGCCACTGTTCTAAGGGGTAATTACATTGAGGAGGTTTAGTCATTGTCTTTTATTTTAAACTTATACAAGTTGTATTTTCTACCGTATCAATTGAAATAACGGTTAAATTTTGCCCTAATTTTATAGTACTGTCTATTCCTGCTATTTCCATGTAATACGCTGATTCTTCCCAACAGAAATCACAGTTACAACTCTTGTCGTGGTAACGTGGGTCAACCGTTGAGTAAATTATTTCATCGTCTGCTTGAACGTCTTTAAATTCACTTGTTGAAATAATACCCATTATAGTAAGTACTATACATAGAAGGGTTATTTTGATTGCTGTTTGCATGATTAGGAATTTATAAGTGATTGTAAAAGTGAATTATCTTGTGGTTTGTTGAGGTAAAATTCAGCATCCTCCTTTATTGATTCATCGGTGGTATTATCTTTAGCAATCCATCCTTTCATAACTACCCCTTTTACTAATACTCTTACCCCTTTATTGTAATTTGAATCAGTGTTTAGCCTTCTTACTTGTACTTCTGTATTTTCGTTTATTTTTATAGTTCTGTATGCCATTGTCTTTAATTTATTTGTAAACTGTTGGTGTTTCTTCCTGTGATAATTCAGCGTGTATCTTCTTTCCGTACTTGCTAACTTTGTTTATTTTATATGTATCTCCACTATTGTTAATGTACCAAATATTATTTTTACCGTCTGCACCTAAACTGGGGATTGCCAATCTTCCCATGTAATAATATCCCTTTGAATACCAAACTTTTTTACCCTTTGCTTTTTTGTCATCTGCGCTGTCTTTACCTGATAAAATATATTTACCCTTCGCTGTCTTTAAAAAATAGTATTCTCCTGTATGTTTATACTCAACTATCAAAGGTGTGTTGTAAGTTAAATTTGAATAGGTTATATTAACTGCAAATATTTTTGTAATTTCCATTGTCTTTAGTTTATTAGTTTTCTATTTCGTACATAGGTACGTTACTTTTATTTGTATGTGCATAAGAATCGAAATTTAGAAATGAGGCTTTGCAAGTTTTTACTTCTAATTTTAATTCATTTTTGCAAACTAAATAGGCTGGTTTGTTTAATTCCATTAAAATCTCCATTTTCTTATCATCAATATCTTTAGCAATTTGATACATTGTTTGTTTCTTTCTTTCGTCTATTGACTTTCTAATATAGTAGCCATTTTCTTTAAGTTCTGAAATTTTTATCTTTCTCATTGTCTTTAGTTTAAAAAGGTTGTTCTATTTATAAAATACTCATTGGCGGTAAATTCAGCATCTTTAAGGCTGTCATAACTCCACGCTATGCAACTAATATCAGAAGGTTTACCTGTGCATACTTTAAAAGTACCTTTGCTATCCTTTGTAATGTAGCAAACTATCTTTCTATTTTTCTTGTATTGTTTTACTATTGCCATTGTCTTTACATTTTAACCGTTTTACTTCTGCTTATTTCAATAGCCTTTACAATGTGTTCTATACTTGTATTTTGGTCTCTGCTTGCATACATCTGGGATTGTATGTAAGCATCAGAATAACCACCGCTTACCCATTTATCCGCTTTTTTTTGGCAATGTGGCGTAATTGTCTTAGCGGTTATCTCTGCCTGTATTTCATCCAAAGTAAAAGGATTATACTGTTTATGTTCTTCCCTGTCTTTCATCCTTATTAATTCGTCTAAGGAGTAAAGGGTAATATTATTATCTTGTTCGGTTCTCATTTTATTTGATTTTAAAAGTTATTGTTTGTAAATTCTACTGCTGTACATTTTTGAAAGTCCTCTTTTGGAAATATACCCAAATTAAAAGACTTACCTACAAAATACTCATCTACTGATTTCTCGGTACTCTGTGCGCTTACATTAGTTTCATAATTATATGAAGGATCGGCAAATAGTACTTTTACGCTATTCAGTTTATCAGGGGCAATTAGTTTTAATTCGTCTGCCATATATGCACCCATTGAAGTATTAATAAGATAGTTTTTAATTCCGTCCTTGTCTGTCAATATCTCGGTAATTTCTCCTAACTGAGTAAACGCTCCGTTTATGTCTTTGTAGCATACCCGCAAACCTTGTTTTAGTTCGCTGTCTTTAGTGATTTTATTTATTAAAATTGTCATTGTCTTTAAGTTGTTTTTATAAGTGATTAATATTTAATTTGCGGTTTGTTCTCGTTTCCGTCTCTATCCAATACTATATAATTATCAAAAATTGTTTTAGTGTCCTGTATGTCTGTGTAATCTACGCTCCATTTCCACGCATTGCCCGGAATACTCATCCAATTTAGTACCGTTACGCTTTTGGCATTTAATGATTTAACGGGGTAGAATGTGCCTCTATATTTAACGTGTGTACATTTCATTTCTTTTAAACTGGCTTTACTGTGTATTACAATACCGCAACTTAATAGCTTCTCTTTGAAAAATGCTAATTTGTCGTTTTCTTCATTGATTTGTACCTGTAGTTTTTCCTTTCTTTCATCTGAAACATAAGCAGGATTTTCTTTTGTGCTTTGATGTCCGCTTACTCTATCCCAATATCCTACGCCTGTAAAGTATCGGTTTAATTCTCTTAATCTGGCTTCTACTTCCTTTATTCTGTTGCCCAAATAAACGGGGTTTGAATACTGCGCCCCCTCTGCTGTATATTTGGCGGTTTCTGCCCTGTCTTTGTAGTATGATGCTTTTTTATCCTCTTCAATGCTTTTGCCCATTCTATTATGGTTTCTTTCAATCAATGCTCTATGTCTTTTCTCGCTGTGGTGTCCAATTTTGATTGGTTCGCCTAAACTTAAAAAGTCTTTACCCTCGTTTGATGCTTCATAGTACTGTTGGCTTCTCTTTTCTGCGTTCTCTGCATATTTTTCAAACCTTTCTGCCCTGTTTTCTGCTTTCTCTTGCTGCACTTCTATTTGTTCTGCAAAACTCAATTTTTCGCCCCTTTCGCCCTGATAAATTGCGCCTAATTGATTGCAGACATTTTCAGCACTCCATGTATTATTCTTTGCCCTGCTTACCCATGCACCGGCATAAGATGAAAATAGAAAATTACTTTTGATCATTTTCTTTTGATCTTCTGGCATACTTATATAGTCTGCCTTTTCAAATTTTAATTCTATTTTCCCAGTTTCAAGGTTTTTATAATATTGTCTTGTTTCTGTGCCTGTAGTGGCTGTGTTTGTTGTTTGCATGATAGTTTGTTGCGCCTGTTATGGTCTGCGCTTGACATTTATAGATTTGTGATTGTGAAAAGATTAATTTGTTTTATGGCTGTATAGTCGGTTTGTAATTAGATGTTTTCTGTTTTAATTATTATTAGGTCTAAGGCGTCATGTTGATTGTATTCTATGGTATATTTTTTATTTTTCATCCATTTAGGAGCGCTTGCGCCCGCTTTTACACATTCGTCTATTAGTGCGCCCACTTGCCTTATATCTACGGTATCAAGCCATGAATTAAAATCTTTCTTAAAGTCTGAAAGTTTAGTGTGAAAACTATCTCTTCTTATGAGTGCCTTTGTTCCTTGCATAAGTACGCAGTCGGTTGCTTTTTTGCTATCCACAAAGGTTTGATAGAATAGCTTTTTTACTGCTTCAAAATTTGGTTGTGTTTGCATAGTATTATAGTTTTATAGTTTTATTGAGTGATTATGTTTAATTTATGCCCAAAGTTTTTTGGCTGTTTCGACTTTCTTAGTCAAGTCGTTGACCTCTTTTTTTGCATACGACATACTAAAAGAGTGTTCTTGTTTGCGTTCTCCGCTTTTATATTGTCGGTGCAGTTCGGTTGCCTTTGTCTTTAATTGCAGGTGTATTTTAGCCAATTTAAGGGCTGCCTTAGTCTTGAATACCCTAACAGATGCAATTCCCCTTTTTACGGTTGTTTCTACTTTTTTAGGGCTGTGGATAATAATATACCCCAATGAGGTAACACCTTGCAATTTTCGTTTAATGTTCTGCGGTTTTACCGTTGTCTTAACTGAGTTTTTAATTTTTAAAAGTTTCATGTTTTGTTGAGTTTAAATATTAGTAATTTATTAAAATATAAATAGTTTATGAGAGTGAATTAATGGCGGGTTAAGCGATTTCGATTTGTACCATGTAGCCCGTGCAGTTATGCCTGACTTCTTTTGCCATTTCGCTGTACCTGCTTTGCTTTGTCTTATAAATTGAAACTTGCGTTCTTTTTGATACGTTCTCATATCTGTAAATCTCTCCTTTATGCAAAGTGTTCATGTGCGGTGTTTTTGTACCATTCATCAGTTTTGCGCAATCGTTGTAAATAATACCGTTATTTGGTAATTGTGCGCATAAAAATTGAATTGCTGCGCGTTTAGTATTAAATTCTTGATTAATTTTAGTTGCCATAAAATAATTGGTGTTTTGTTAAGTGTTAAAAAAATGATTGTGAAAAAATAGTAGGTATTTATGCGAGTGGGGTTAATTGATCGTATTTTACTATTTCGTATATCATTGTCTTTGAGTTTAGGAGTTATTTAATAATGTTTATGATAGTTTCTTTTACAGTTTTGCAGGTTATATGTTCGTATTCAGCGTATAGTTGCTCCTCTGCTTCGGGCAATGTCTTTGCGGTGTATGATGCAGTAATACTGTAAAATTTACCATCTGCGCCCACCGTGCGCCCGTTGAACTTAAATGTAAACTTTGTATTTGCTATTTTATTAGCTGAAAACATCTCGTTAAGGTGCTTTTTACTGCATACTTTCAAACGTCTATTCCAATACTCATATATTTTGATCTCTGAGTTTTTGGTTTCTTCATTGGCTAATACTGCCGGAATGTCTTTAAGGTTGCAAAAAATATCAAAAGAGTTCCCGAAGCCTTGAGACTGTATTAAAAATTTTCGTTGGTTGTTATCTATTGTAGTTATCATGGTATTATATTGTTTTATGATTGTGATTAAAATGTAGTAGGTTATTCACGTTCCTTTATACTTCACTGAATAGGGGTTTATTCTCGTAACTCATAACGCCCCCTATATTGCCGTCTTTGCCATCATTGTGCCATAAATGGCCCTGTATTTCTGTCTTTATATCTTCCGGCAAAGTAAAATCAATATGCCCCTTTGCTAACATATTATGCCCAAAGTTTTTTGGCTGTTTCTAATTTCTTTGTCAATTCGTTAACGTCTTTTTTAGCATAACTCATACTAAATGAGTGTTCCTGTTTTCGTTCTCCGCATTTGTATTGTCGGTGCAATTCTATTGCCTCCTCAAGTTTGAACTCAAAATACTCTATACTTTCAGGAAGTGACAAATCTATTTTATTCGCCATCTTTTCCCAATATTGCGCCCTGCTTTCATATCCTTCTACTTTTTTGCCTTCTTCAACACTTTTGTGCATACGGTTGTGGTTTCTTTCAATTAAAGCTCTATGTCTTTTTTCGCTGTGGTGTCCTATCTTAATAGGTTCCCCCAAACTTAAAAAGTCTTTGCCCTCGTCTGCTGCTGCCCAAAGTTCGTTACTCCTTTTTTCTGCATTAGCCGCCCAACCTTGTAATCGTTCCGCTTTTGCCTTTGCCCTTTCCTGTGAATTAAAGCCGTCAGTACGGGTAATTGAATAGTAATAGCTCCCATCTTTGCCCCGTCCCACAAAATTGTGTACATAACATTCATGCTCTTTGCCGTATTGAGTAGTTAATGTTATTACCTCGTCTTTTTGGTGTTGCTCGGTGCATTTTGCTACCCATACATTGGGGCAATATTTCGCATAAGTATTAACGCCTGTTTGTGTTGCTGTGCCGTCTATGGCTGTTGAGTTGTTGTTCATGTTGTTAAGTTTTTTTATTTGTGATTGTGAAGTGATTAAATAGTAATTGAGTGATTGTTATATATTAGTATGGTTATGGTAGTGGCTTAATCTTCTATAATCATCTCGTCTTGGATATTATTTGCAGCGATCCACAGTATGCGCTCTAAATTTGCTTGATGGTCTTGCAATTCGTCCATATCCCAAGCGCCGTACTGTTGTAATTCCTTTATAAGTTGGTGACTCCCAATTTTATTTAATTGGCTGATTATTTCAGGTAGTTGCATACACATTTTTACATCGTTGTCACATTGGCCCGAATGCGAGCAGGCGTTAACTATATTCAATGTAAGTGTAATACAGTCAATGTAGTTGAAATAAGCGGTAAATGTTTGATTTTTAGTTGCCATGTTTGTTAAGTTTAAAAAGTGAATAATGTTTGTTATTTGTTTATCAGGTGTGAAGATAGTAACAATATCTGTAATAGCAAAATAAATATAAGAATATTGTACATTTTGCGATGAATCTATTTATTTTGTCGGTGAATAAATGAAAATGTACATTAATTCATTCAAATGCCTATAATATTATTTTACATTTAATTATTCCAATTTCCCCCAACTATTTTTATAATTTTCTATAAATGTCGCTATTTTGTCGCTACTCTCCCTCCCCCTATTTCACCCACCACCAGCAGCAGTTAAACCACTGTGATCCGCCCCCACAGAACACCCCACACAGCAAAGTATAACCGCCACCAAACGCCATTGAAATCATAGCACCCTACCTACAACACAGCAACGGCAATACATACGGGCATACCTATACGAGATCACAGGCAAGTAAAAAAATAAAAAAAAGATACCTTAGTTTATAGGCTAAAGCGCAAAAAGGAAAGTGAAAACCCGACACAAACCCCGCCCCGTTACGCATATACGCCTCGTCTTGCTTTTAAATGTTTCTATTTTTTCTATTTTGGGTGTTAGTTATGTGTTCTTTGTGGTTATTGGTTGGTGTTGTTTTTTGTGGGTATAAGTGGGGTGTTTATGTGTATAGTGTGTGGATAAGCATAATTGGGGTTTATTTGGGTGTTTTATAAAAATAAAGGGTTGATTTTGGGGTATTTTTGGGTGTTCAATTGGCAATATCAACGAAATATCTTTTAGGGCTTTAAAATGCTCCCAATAACTGTATTGTAATATTTCGATCTTTATTGTCATTTTTTAAGGTTTAATATGTATAAATTATAAACCCAAATTTAGGATAAATGCTTTTCATTTCAAGTTCTCCCGATTCAAGCAACGATGTGACAAATCCAATACAAGCAACATCAATTTGCCTTTTAGTCATTTGGTTGTTCATTGCCATTTG